GTAGGGTAGATAACACGAACGTTTTCTAATGTGATTTGTGATTGATTTGCCATTTTATTTCTCCTTTTCTAGCAAATAGTGTGTTAAACGTCAAGGAGAGGTGTATATAATAGTAGAAAATATACTATAATATTGATGGAAAACAAAACTCTCCATCTCTCTCCTTCTATTAAGAGCTTTGTAATAAGTTACATATTTATTATACTAATATTATAGGAAATATTACGCATCTATAACAAAATTTATAAAGGCTAGGATTACAAGTGCAACATATCCTATAGCAACCGCGCCCGCTCCAATATAAATAAAGAATTCTGGTAGTTTACTTTGAATAATTATAGCATAAACTACACCGTAAGTGGTTATTGCTGCAAGTGTCAACAACGCTGTGATAAATAACCAACTAGCAAGATTATTAATGAAATGCGTTTTCGGCATTCTTTTCATTTATTTATCATACCTCCCTAAAATACTATCAGCCAACAGACGTAAATCTTTAATAGTCATAACGTCGTCTTCATCTTCAAGTTCAACATCATAGATAGAAGAATCATAAGGTCTTTGTGGTTCTTCCAACGGGCCGTGAATTTCTTCAATCTTTGCGATTTTATCTAAGAATTCTTGCCTCATTGTTATTTCACCTTCTTTCTATATACATCTTTACCCGCCATATAGAAGCTATAGAAAATAAAGGCGCCGATACCTAATACAAGGTTTGACATAAGGACACCAAAGATACCAACTTGCGGTACTAAGCTCATTAGCCAAGAGGCGAAGAGATATGTAATAAAGGTAAATAAGGTCACCGCGGCTAGTAGGATAAACATAGAAACATAGAAAATAGCTTTACTGGTCTTTTTCTTCATTTAATTTCTCCTTTAGTTTTAGTAAGGCTTTATTAAGATGGTAAACGTTACGGTTATATACATCCACAGCTTCTAGAATAACCTCATGATCAAACTCAAGACTGCTAATCTTCAAGATATCTTCGAAACATTGGGACATCTCATCATAACGCATCACTTCCTTTTCCCTGAACTTCTTTAGAAACGCCTTATAATCTTTATTAGACATTCCTGTCATCTCACGCACAACGAACTTAGTATTACGGGCGATGTTACGACTACGATGTTTTTCTTCTAGGAAATTGTCTGCAAGTTCTGTAAGTAATTTATCAGTACGATCTTGTGCCCAATTCGTCATATACCGAATAGAATTCTTATCAGAGCGACCGAATGAGAACCCTTTAAAGTTGCTACGAAGTTTCGTAACGCTTCCATGCGCTTTATTATAAATACCATCGATGTTTGTAATATCATCAGGAGATGAATAATAATATTCAACAGCGCCTTTAAGTCCAATACTAAAATGGTGTGCGCCGGTAAACCAACCGTAACTCTTCCCGAGTCGATCTAGCACTCGACGATCCCCTTCTTGCAGATAACGTGTCTCGGTTGGTCTAGCGATAAAGACTCTATTCTTTGTCCAGATATAGAATAAGTCATATGGATCCTTAATCACCTCAATCCTAATTGGGTTTTGGATAACCATATTAACCCATAGTAGCATAAAGAGAATAATAACTTCTTCATGTTTAATATGGTCGATATTTGCATCCTCATCAAACACATTAGATAGATCGACCTTAAGTCGTTTAAGAGACTCCCGCAGCCATTCGCGATTTGGGAAGAGGAAGTCTTCTGGGTTCTTTTCATAATGCTCGCACATCTTTTCGTAGTAGTCCAGCGCAACGTCCGCATCGAGTATTTCATGAACCCGCTCATCTTTAACAAGCTGACACAACATCGTTTGTATCTTAATTTTTATAGTTAACTTCTGAGATGCATCCAAAAGATTAAATAAATTTTCGTACATTATTTTACCTCCGTTAAATTATACTCAACAATAATAGCAGCACGAGTGTCTGTTACATAATCTCCAAACTTACCTTCATGGTCGATAATATAGATTTCACATTCCTCATCCATATTCTTCTCCATAAGGAAGTTATCAATATCATAGTTATAGATGATATTCTCCTCTTCATCAAGTTGGACGATAAGAAGTTTATTATTAACCCATCTACGATATAGGTCGATAGGCTTGAGATTATAATCGTTATAAGGTAGAATATTAATAAGCTCCGTGAAGACCATAGCAATCTCCGCGCTCATATCCTCAGGATAGAATACCTCCAAATAACGCTCGATATACAGCGCCTTAATTAATGGTTCGAAACGGTAGTAGATATGCGAGATATCCGCGCTAGACCATTTCAACAAGTCATGAACCTGGTTGAACTCCTTGGAATAAGCTAGATAGATAGTCTTGGTCTTAACAATGGTGTTTTTGTCCACCTTGATAGCCGGGATAGGTATGACCTCCGCTTCAAGGAACCTCTGATCTCGACCACTACCAAAGATGTCATCATATAGCATAGCGATAGCAGTGATATACGAAACTAGCATAACCAGACCCATGAAGACCGCTGGATATATCAAGAATATCCATTTAAACGCCACCACGAATAAGAGTAGCGCAGGGATGCCAATTACTGTAGTAGCCAGTCCAACTAGAAATAAGAACTGTAGAGCCTTAGATGATTTTAGCATACTTGTAATCCTCCAATCCTTCTAACACATAACCCTCAGTAAACCATTTAAGGGAGTCTAGAGCGATAGGCTCCAGGCCATGCTTGACACGGATTTCATTAATCTTGATACGAATAGCGCGTTCATGGTAGCGGTGGCTAGTCACTTGGTCAGCCAGGCTAGACTTATCCCAAATAGGGTTACCTTTGATATCGATAGCACCACGCTTCATCATATGTACACCAATGGCCTTCCATAGACGGCGAACATAGTCCCGTGGTGAATAAGGCACTTTGAATACGCGTCCTTCCGAATTAACGTTTGTCATTTATTTGTCCTCCTGTTATCCTTCGATTTTGATACATTTACGAAGTTGCTTATTTTTTATCAGCTCGGCAAAATATGAAACTGCTATACCCGCAATTTCGGCAGTACTCTTATTTTTAGTCATACTTAGGTAATTCCTTTCCAGTAGACAAACAAACAGAACGTTATTAATTTTATAATCACTAATAACACTCATGATAAGAGATATTCTTTCAAGTAAATAATTTTGACTGTCTTCAAACAACAAAGAATGCGGCGCTTTATAGAATTCCTTCCATTCTTTATTTGAAATACCCAACATAGATTTAGCCAACATTTTAGTATTATACATCCTAGACCGACGATTAACAAGATCTATACCTAATATTTTACGGGCACTTTCTATTTTATTAAGAAACGAAAGCCAGGTTGGTTTCTGTATGCCGAGTTCGCAATCTGGTATGAATATAAAATTACCGAGTAGTGGTGTTTTAGTTTCTTCATGGACAAAATATAGAAAAATAGATTGACCGTCGGAGTAGTTATTAAAAATGTCGTTAGTTAAACCGCCAAATATCGGGTTCTTCTTTTTTGTATGAAGAAGTAGACGATCCTTATTCCATAAATCAAACACCTCTTGGAATGGAATAGAGATGATGTCCGCGATTTCCTGGAATATTTTACAAACAGCGGTCTTATCTGTGACTTTATAATTAACCCCACGCTCTTTGTATAAAGAAAAACAAAGATAGTTTAACCTCTTTATGTGTTTTAGTTTATCTTCTTCAACCAACTTGTCGTAATAAACTGCGATAGTTGTTACAGGTTCACTAGTCGCGTAATTAATAATATCATTTCTCATTTTATAATCCTCCTATTTAACTTTCTTTAGTTTTCCTTCCGCAGACAGATGTTCGATAATATATACCATATACTCTAAGATTGTGTTATGTCCCGCCTTATGATATGGTTGTCCCAAAACTTCGATCGTCTTTTTATACCTATGGATGTAACCAAATAGTCTATATAATATCGTTTCGTCGAATTTATAAGGTGTAATATCATTCAAATTACCGAAGAGATACTTAGCTTTATCCTGTTCGTTTTGTCTATAAGATTGAGGTGTACAATAGGAAGGTCTTGTAATTTCAAACAAATACTGCTTATACTCTTTATTGGTAACACCTGAAACAGCTCTTATAATGGCTTTGGTGTTGTGCTCGATGCTATAATCCCTAGGTGCCATATGGTTGTTTTCAAGCGATGGTTTAAACCATAGAGTATCGATATATGTTTCAAGACCCCATCTATGTAAAGGACTACCCGCATAACATTTATTTATGATGTTAAAACATGTAATTTCTCCATATTGGTTCTCCCGGAAAATATAGAGAAATCTGTAATATGTCATATGATTCTCACATTTCTTCATAAGCCGTTTCCGAGCCGCTACCAAATCTGGAGTCTCCTTATATGGCCAAAAGATAACGTTATCGTTATACCAGACTTCAAAGAACTCTTTAGGGTATTCGCCTGCTAGTTTGCCCATTTCAGAAAAGAAGTGCGGAAAATGCCCGCAAATAGCGACCGTCTCATCTTTAAATTTACCCATGGCAAAAACAGCCGGCATGTCTGTCTTACGATACTTCTTAAAAGAGTACAATATCTTACATAATGTTTGATACTGATCTACAGTTAGTTGCGGTATTGCCCAATCTAGGAAATCTTTATAGTTTTCTGTCATTTTTATTACCTCCTGATTTAAAATAAATACGCAGCCGGCATTTCTAAATACCAGCCTTTAGTCTTATCCTTTTTAATTTTCACATTATCTTTCAAGTCCTTATACTCAATACACCAGTCAATTGAACCATCTTTCTCTACTTTACATCCTGGATTATGATGCCGATATAGATCAACATAATCTCGCACATTGATATAGTCACATGTTCTACAATATGAAACTACGCTATTTAATAACTTCTCGGCTTTCTTTTTGTCCGTAGAATAGAGTTTTGGAAAGTCTGTATATAAATCTTCTTCCATCTTTACCACTCCTTAAATTGATCAATATAATAATCCGAACCGTTGGGTGCATCAGGGCCGAAGTATATGAAATACCCAGAACCTTTGTTGTCGATTGTAATACGACGTAGGGTATTATCTTCAAAAGGTCTGTCTGATACATACCATCGTAGCCCATTCTCTTCCCTAGCGACTTGCATAACGGCATGATTACTTGTCATCTTCTGCCCAAGTAGTGTATTACCTTTATGCTCTCCAATAATAAAGGTCTCCACGTCGGGATATGAACAGAATACATATAAATGATTGGAACCAAATATGGACTTTATATTATTCCAACAATCATTAAACTGACGGTCGAAGCAGTCTTTTTTATGCGCCCATTTATTAGGTACGCGTCCAAGCATGGCGGATGTTGTTGTATAAATATCAAAGAAAGTCTTATGTTGTTCCGCACACAAACGCTTCAACTCAAAATAAGCTGTGGATGATATACCTGTATCTTCCCGCTTCATCATCCCATCGCTAACAAATAACTCCATCACTTGTCCTCCTTCTATACATAAACGTCCCATTTCTCCTTATGCGGGAGTTTGATAGTCTTATAAATAATACCTTCTATATGATCAAAATACTCTTTAACCGCATCAATATAAGACGTAGTAAAGGCTGCTGAGCTAATGAGGTAGTTTACTCTCTTAACATCATCGATAGGATATAGTAGGAATAACCCTTTTATAATACCACGTAGTTCCATTATACACCTCCTAGTATAATATAAAAGTTAAAAAAAAAGAAAGAGGAATGTATCCTCTTAGGCAATCTGCAACAATTGACTTGTTAGCTCAGTAAGCATATCTTGTTTCTCGTCTCCGAGTTTAGAATATACTTGACCACTAAACGAATTCAATTCTTGTTCTTCCTCATTGGTCATTCCAATTTCTGATTTCAATTCTTCACCATAATAAATGACTTTCAGGAATTGTGATTTTTCTGGTTGCTCAACAAATGCTTCCATATTATCGTATTCTTGATGGAATAGACTCTCCGCTTTTTCTGTCCAAGACTCTTTATATTGGTCTTTCAGAATAGCCATAGTTTCGTATTTCATAAGCATAGCAATCTTATAAAAAATTGATACAGCCTCCACATTAATCATTTCTCCTTTGTATTCAAAATTCATCATAATGTTTACCTCTCTTTCTACTTAGAGGTATGTAAATATTTTAAACTCCAGGGCCGTGCCAGTATTCCCAACGTTCTTTATCTGTACGTCGAGGTTGGGCTTTGGCACTAGGGTTATTGAAGTTGTAGCCATACTCTTCAGGCTTGATCCTACCTTGTTTAACTAGGTCTGATACCCTACGGTTTATTGTAGCTCGAGATATACCCATAGAGACAGCAATGGTGCGATTTGACCAGCCCGCCTCTTTATATAGGATAATATCTTCATCGCTAACATATTTCCTAGGCCTACCAGGCGGTCTAACAGAGGATAAAGCCCGGACAATATCTAGACCGTTTTCAAACATAGGCTAGTCCTCCGCCGTATACCCTTCCGTATATGAATAGATGCGGACTTGAACATAACCATCTCTCAGGCCATGGTATAAGGCATTATAATAAGGTAGTTCGTTACAATATTCCCTAAACCACATACGGAAAACAGGAACTTTATCTGTTGTTAATGTGAACATTAAAGATTTTGGCAGATCCCAGTTGTCTAAAAGTAGGGTATTTTCCAAGATAACCTCGGGGTGAGCTTCTTTTAAGTCGAGGATGATTTGTTTCAGGTTGGCTCCATCTGGGCTCAAGTTAGCCCATTCACTAATAGGAGGCTGAGTAGGTTTAGTTTTAACCAATTTTTCCTCCTCAAGCCAAACCGCTGTCATAAGCGCATAGTTAGACAAATCCTTAAGTGTATCAACTAAAGACTCGTCCGATACCTTCTGTTTAGAACCTGGCTTAGTGAGACTATTTAACCGCCCCATCTTATCTTCCATCCGGACAATAGCCGCAATGATGCCGTATTTTTCCAACGATTCTTCAAAAGAGTTTCCGTAGTCAGCATTTTTCTTTTCAAAAATAGCAAGAAGCTCGTCATGAGCCTTTAACATATTAGTTGGATTTACTTTCATTCGTTTTCTCCTCGTGATATACATTATTAGCAAGTGGTGCTATAGTTACAGCTTCAAGAAATGCTTGTAGATATATCTTCTTAAGTTTTGATGGGCGGAGTGATTTAAATTTCTCAGCTTTCTTCTTCCAGAATATACCTAGAGGATTATCGTCCGGTTTCTTGCTAGCGAAGATTTCCATCTGTTTAATACTTTGGTTAATTAAAACCGCTTTATTATTCTTTCCACGTTTCATTATTTATCACCTTTCTTCTTTTTCATTCCAGCCATACCTAAGGCAAGCACTCCAATTACAATACCGCCAACAGCAAGATATGATGTTTCGTTGGTACCAGTAGCAGGGAGAGTAGGTTGACCAAGAGGTTGTTGTTTAGCTGGTTTTGTGGGTTCTTCTTTGATTTCCGCTTCAGCTTTTGGTTTATCTTCCTTAATTGTAGGTACTTCAGGAATAACCAACTCAGGTAACTCCAATACAGGTGCGGGAGGCATCAATGGGATATCAGCCAAGTCGATAGATGGTTTGTCGTATACCGGTGGATCATTTGGAACTACACCGCCGTTGAATTCCGGCTTATCATACTTAGGTGCATCATTTGGCTTATCCCATTTTGGACGTGATTTACCAACAGCACGACCATTACCATCATACAATTTAGTTTCAGCATTATGGGATACAAATCCACCATTCCAGCTAGCGGTGAATAAGTTAGTTGGGTTATATTGAACTGGCGTACGTAGACGAGTCTTATATTCAACCATCAAGATTTTGTTTTCAATCTTATCAATATGGGTTGTGAAGCCATTCTTATTGAATTTAGTGTTCGCCAAAGCTTGTGTAGCAGGAGAGTCGTAAATCCAAGGATCCACATCCTTAACGTAGCTGTAAATAAGGCTACCTTCAACATAATCCTGATCGTCAGACCAAGTGTCGGCGATATTAACATCTTCCATAGTTTGACGCTTATAATTCAAGCGAGCAACCCAGTGGATAAGGTTCTGGTCAGCACGGTCTTGGTAACCGTATTTATAAAGCTCCTCGTTAGGGTTGATAGTACCCTTAGAGCCGGCCTTAAGCTCAACAATAGTTCCGTTGAAGTTGATATTACGCTTAGTATTTTCCTGCACGATTTCACGGTTGATTTGGGTATGGAAGTTCAGGCTGATAGATTTGTCCAGCGGATGGTCTTGGAAATAATTATTGAACGTTGTAGTTACAGTACGTTCGTTAGCTTGCACATCAGCAGTACCAACTTCAGTTTCTCCGGTCTCGTTGTAGACTGGGAAGTTATAGCTTGTTTCCAAGTTAAGTTCTTCCGGAATATTGAAGGTCATTTTATCACCTTCGTTGATTGGGACTTCATCAGGAATATCGGTCTTGATATTAACTTCAACATCAGACCAAATTGAGTCTTCTTCTTTCTTAGTTACAGTGACTTCTGGGTCAGTGGCAACTAGCTCAGTAGAGCCTTCAGCTTTAGTTACATCCGCAAATACAGACTCGGTAATAACAGCAGTTCCGAAAAGAGCGATACCCATAGCAGCAATTTTAAGTGTAGTTTGTTTTTTCATTTTAGTTCTCCTTTAAATATATAGCAGTCTCGTTTATATCGGTCATTTCAATTTGCGACATAAACCAAACAAAAAAGAAAAGCCGAGTAATTTACTCAGCCTTCTTAGCTTTAGAAAATAGATCTTTCAATTTGGATTGAAGACCACTTCCGTTAAATACGTCATATGCTAGTGTTGCCGCAACGACAGCAAAAGCTCCAGCCGTAATTTTAGAAAATAGTTTTTCCATATTAATTTACCTCTCTTTCTATATAGAGGACTGTACTTTTTTGCCCTTAGGCTTCTTATTCTTATACCATTGTGCACCAGGTTGGTCTTCTTCAAGAGGCGACGCCAATCCTAGTTCGCTAAGGACGGTATATTGGATTTGGTTACGTCTAACCGACCGATATTCCTTAGGCACGAACATACGCAAGTCCTCTTCTTTGAAATGAGATATGATAATATCCCGTTCGTCATCATACAAGACGGTAATCTTTAGCATGCAGGGGTTCTCAGCAATCCAATCGATAAACTGCGAACAGGTCATGTCATAAATACGGCCAGAGTTCAAATCCCGTTTAGCCTGAGGTGAACATTTAGACATATATTTAGTATATGATGAGTTTGGTGATTTACAGATTTCCTTGATGTTGTAATCGAAATATCGCACAATCTTCGCCGCCAAGTCACGAGGTAATTTAGGTGTGTATTCGCCACCACCCATTCGAGTTTTCTTATAGGTAGACAGTATCTTGTATTTAACACCGTACCTCTCAAAGAAATCAACCGCCTTAAACATAACTCGGTTTGGGCTCTGTACAGTTGAGTCTATTAAATATAACATCTCCTAGTCCTCCTAAACCGGCATATTCCAACCTAAGACGCCACGGATACCTTGTTCACGCATAGTAACTAAAATACCATTTAGTTCTTCAAGGTCTATGAATGGTGTCATTAGGATATTGGAAGAGAGAGGAGGATTGTAATAGATGATGTTATTATCAAGTAGGGTAATACGAACATTAGTTTTAGCGTTCGTAATACTACCCATAACTTCCTGCTGGTCTTCAGGGATTACAAGGATTTCAACACGAGGTTCAAATAATTCAGCATCCTTAAATCCGCTGACAGTAGTAACAAACCCCATTGGCCTGGGCTCGTCTTCTACTTTGTCTTTTGAAAACCATTCTTTGATTTTCTTAAACATCTTTACTCCTTTGCATAATTGGCGAATTTAGTTCCGCCGAAAATAATATCACCATCACCAACCGCATAGACATCTTTAACCGCGTCTTTAACAAGTTTGTGATAGTAAGTCATGTCAATATCTTCGAAGCCTTTATATTGAGTAGCCAGTTCCCACTTATAACCAGAAGTACCTGTTACAGACACCCTCTTGTCGACAATAGTATCAGGGAAACCGTTATCAATAATTTGTTTAACTTCGTAAATATCAAGACCGAGTTCATTAGCAATCTTCTGCTTCTTAGCTTCTTCTAACTCATAAGCGTTAAGTCCCTCCGACTCACGTTTAAGCAAGTAGTTCGGTTTAATCCATCGCGATTGGATCATCTGAGCTACGTTACTTGGTTGAGTTCTGGAGATTTCACGACCTGTTACAGAAGCATAAATTTGAGCATTCTTACCAACATATTGATCATCAAGATAAATAGCGGTCTTAACTTCCTTAGTAATAAAGAAGTCTTTTTCATCAACTTCTTCTTGACTCAACAAGGTCTTGTAGACATATGGGTTAGTCTTCTTACCAAATTGTGCACCAATAGCTTCCCATTCGCCTTTCTCTTTTTCAGGCCAACCGATTTCCGCAATAACAGTTGCCCGATTGAGTAAGGCCATACGAGAATATGTATGCTCATGTTCAAACTCGTATTTGAAATCATTAGCGCGTTTCATACAGTAATCAATAATCTTCTTATCGCCGTTGATAATTTTAATCGAGTCTGTCTTAATATGTGCTACTTGATATCCGAGTTCTTGAACTTCCTTCTTAAGCATAATCATAAACAAAGCACCACGTTTTGCGATACAGTTATCGACATTACGAGGGTCCTTGAATTTATTAGGCCATGGTGCAGAGGTCATACCATATACGATATTGATAATAATCTTAAGCGCATGAGCAAGCCCTTTGACAGAACCGCCTTCCAAATATGGACGTAGCTTGTCCGCAAGCTCAGGGTCTACCTCATCAAATGCATGAGAGGCTGCTTCGATATTACCGTGTTTGATATTCATACGACACTCAACAAGCGCCGCAAACTTAGGTGTATATTCACCAAAGTAATTCATGGCAATCAAGCTATGTGGGTGCATAGAGGCAATATCCAATACGATAACATTCTGATATACGCCAGGTTCTGCATGAACATAACCGCCTTCGGATGGATCTTCACCAAGATATTCAGACTTCTTCTTGAACTTATCAAAAGTATATCCTGGGAACTCTTCAGCAAGATCATACCAGTTGAACTTGTCTTGAGGATTTGGGTCATCGCCAAATAAGAATTTCTCAGCTTGAGTTTGAGTCTTAACGTTAGGCGAGAGGTTGTTGATTTCAGCCAATACCTTACGTGCGTTCCAAGCGTCTTGTCCATCTTTGGATTTGAACAGCTCCTCTTCTGATGTTACGTCATTAAGCATATATGCCGCACAACGACCCCAGGCATGTTCTGGCAATGGCTTAGTCCAATCGTATTCAAACTCATCATGACGAAGTCCTAGCTTAATCTGCCATTTCTTCAATGACATCTTAGTATCCAGGAACTCGTAAATATCGGCATAAGAGATATCATTAGCGGCCCAGATTTTAGCACGCTTATCTCTCTTATCGATGATGCCTTGAGAACGCTTATAGCATTCCATTTCATCATCACCCTGCATACGACCATAAGCAATATGATTATCATAGCCTAAGTTGTTGAAGCCAACCATAGGATATGTATCAAATAAATGACGTACACGAGTAGGTGCTGGGTTGATTTCAATACCGATTTCTTTCTCATGGGTCGTCCACCACTCATTAACCAAGATGGTCTCAATCTCAGTTAAGCTGGTACAATCTTCGAGACCTTTATAGATTGTTTCTGGAACTTCCAATCCGTATTTCTTCCAACCTAACATATATAGATTAGAGAATACTTCCGAGTCAAAGAATACGATATCTTCATCAGGTAGAATGAGACTTTCAGAATAAGATTCGCTCTCATCTTCCGGTACTCTATAAAAATGCATCTCAGAAACCATCTTCAAACATTGTTGTGCTTGATTGGTTGACTTGAGTGCAAATCTTAATACTTCTTGTTGTTTATGTCGCAAATCATAAATAACACCAGCATCATATGCATCGTCTAGCACCTTTGCTATAAACGATACCTCAGGCGCCGTTGCCCCATGGTGTTCTTTGCGGAGACATGCATCAATGAAATCAAGAAGTTTTTTCTCTGTCCACATAATGTGTTCAACGTCTTTATACATTGACTTCTTCTCCTCCTTGAGTGGTAGTCCGCTTGAAATATGGGCAACCGGTAGGTCATTGGCAGATATAAGTTTTCTGCGTAGCGATGACCCTCCGTTGAATACCTTAATTTCAACGTCATCAGAAATACGCGTAGCTAGCTTAGTAGGGTTGCCATCATACCAATAATGCAGATGGACGCCACCGCCAGACTTAGATACTTCTGTATAGGTTGGAGGATATGCAGACGCCAGTTCGAGGTTCTTGGCGAGGTCTTTCTCACCGTTCTCGTTCTTAGCATCAAAGTCAATTATAATATGTTCGGTTGGAACACGGACAAAGTGTAGTTTAGTGGGGTCAATCTCTTTTAACGTCGTTGTTACTGAGTCCCACTTCTTCAGAGGGTTTCCATCCTTGTTAGTATACTGAGCGGGCCAGTCACGTCCTTCAAGGTCAAACCTAGATGTAGCTCGACCCATAGTCAAATCAATCTTAGGCTTGTCGCTGGACTTTGGCGCTGACTTAGTTTCAGGAAATGCCTCTTCATACTTGAAACCTCTATACCAATCGCGTTTACGGTTGCCTTCACCGTCTTTAGTGTCTTTGGTATATGTTTCGAAAAATCGCTGTAAGCCTAATCGCAGACGGTTCTTATACCCGTTTGTATCCCAGCCTCTGTCTTCAAGCATACCTTTATAAAGCAGTTCTACTTCAGATAAGGTTGGATCGTTCTGCATCATCAATACATTCTCACGGACAAACTCAAATATAGAGTCTCCGTATTCCAGCATCTCAACATCAATATCGTTAGCGTAGTGGAATGCGCCTAAACGAGAAAATGTATCAATGGATTTCTGAGCAATTCCGGCAAGCTCAAACTGAATATTATTCATCAGTTCCTTATACCTTGGGCCTGCAATAAGATGACCTGTTGGTACCGCCTTAAGTAGACGTCTGACAATACCAGAGTCTGAGTCACGGAATTGCGCACGCTGGTTCGATGCAGTGATGATGAGACCTTTAAACGTTACGGGATATGGTCTTTGATATAGCTTACGTACAAATACTTCTTCATGAGATGTAATCTTAAGCAATGGGGTATCGTTCTTAATTCGACTCAAGTCTGTATCCGAGTCAATCAACAAAGGCAACTCTTGTAGAGTTCCTGTTGCATACTCAGAACCACTTGTTAGTTGCTTCAAGTCAATACCACCAATATATTGCCCAAGCAACATCTCAATGATTTTAATTATTGTTCCTTTACCGGTTCCCGCTGGGCCATATAAGAATAAGAATTTCTCAATATTAACAATCTCTCCTGTAAATAAGGCACCTAGACACCACAAGATTTTATCAAGTTGGTCTGATGCATATAATATAGAAGAAAGTTCGTCAAATGCAGGAGTTGGTTGAGGCGTTGGTGTATAAGGTAGTTGGAAAGTAGAATAATCTTCCCGTTTAACATTATGGTTTTGGAATAAGATTTTACTGTTAAATACCTGCAGAGACTCGGGTGCGTCTTCACAATACTTGACAAAATTACGCATAAGTCCTGAGCCTGCGTTTTGCATGAATTTAACAGATACTTTCTCATACCCCTTAGCTTTCAACTCATGGAATTTATGGGAGATATATTGGTCTACAATACGAACAACATCGTTCTTTTCCATTGACCAATTCTCACCAGTCCACATGGCATAAAAGCTACCACCTTTTACAACAATATCCTTAACGTCTCCTCCTTGGTTATCTAGATATGTGAAATCAGCGGAAATAACGGCATCGGCTTTACGATTTGGGCCAGACAATTCCTCAACTGTAATGTTAAAGAAATCTGGTTTTCTGTCCGTCATATAATTCTCCTCTAATATCCTATCCAAACAACTTTCGACATATCAATCATTTTCATATTCAAGCCTGAGCGGTATGTTGGTGACTTTCTATCGTATTCAAAAACGAATACGGTGTTGTTAAGAAACGCCTCCTTGAAAGCCTTGTATTGCTCAGCAGGGATAACCTCTTTAACATAGTCGTCACCAGTAAAGGAATATGTTACTTCAATATACTCCTTTTCCATACAGCACCGCCTTAGAATTCGTCGTCATCGTCGAAGCCGTTTTGTGCTTTCCATTCTTCTTCAAATGTTGAAGCGCGGCCAATGAATTCGTTGTATTCGGTAAACAGGCGGATTTCGTGTCCAGTAAGTTCAGCAACACCTGAGTCTACCACACGACCGAACATACCAAGCTTCTTCATACCGTTTCCGATATTTTGAACGTTACGGTGTTCCATAACCTTAGATATTACGAGAAGTTGTTGTTCGATGTTTTCGCAGTCAAGGATACCAGACTCGTGCATCATATAAGTGATAAATGCAAGCGGGGTTCCTGCTTCAGTATCACCTACAAATTTCTGAGCGAATTCGTACAGGATTTCACCAAAGGATACTGGGAATTGTGTGGTTGAGTAATATGCGTCTGGGCCGAAGAAATCTTCACGACGTTCGTAAACTTCCTCAAAAATATTGTTGTCAAACGCATTGTATGGTTGTACAACTTTAGTGTCGTTCACTTCAAGCAGTTGTGAGAAGCGGTCAATAATTGCATCAAGGTTAGATGTAGTAACAAGGATACCTAAATTATACCGGTTGGAAGTATCGTTTGCTACAGTAGGGCCATCATCGTAAAGCTCGCTAATCATTACGGCTTTGTATTGTTCCCAGGCCGCTACGCTGTTAGGGTCTGTGTCATGTCGCATGGATTGTCCTTTATTTCCTTTCAATTCTTTAGCTGATTCGATGATGAAATACGGGATATCAGCTTCTCCTGTATTAAAATATTCGTTTTCTTGCCAGACATTATGATGGACAACCTCTTCTTCGGCTGTTTGTTGAGCGCCTGCATGATAATCTTCTTCCTCACTGGGAGAGTGGATATCGGCAGCCTCTGGATTGTCTGTGAAAATATTGCGTTGTTGACGAGCACGCATTTCTTCAAGTTCGGCGTTCTCCTGAGCGATTTGTGCTTCTGCGATTGCCCAATTTTCGTCAATTGTGCCAGATGTTAGCTGGGACAGGTTTTCTTCCATAAGTTCTAGTTGGACGTCTTTATTGGCGATAATATCCTTAAGTTCGTCCTTTTCGCGTTCGGCTTCTTCTTTGATTTCAGCGATTTGCCGTTTCGCTTCCTTAACTAGTCTAAATACGAAGTAACCAAGTCCGGCCGTAGCTACAGCAGCAACCGCACCGAGAATTACTTTTTCCTTATTCATATTATTTCCTTTCAAGGATGGCTTGGATACAACTCTTAACCATATTCAGTTCTTCTTCAGTTAATTCTACACTCATTGTTGAGTCATAGTTATCCTCAACAGCGACTGAGAATTTGTCATTGTCCTCATCATAATTAAGAACAACCTTTTCTTGACTTTGTAATCCAATTGTGATACCACTCATAATATACCTCCTGAGGATATAGTGGAAGACCGGGAATCTCGAAGTTGTCCGGCCTAGTCCTTTACTCTCTATATCCTAAATAAGATTAAGCTTCTTCTACAGCAGGTACGACTACTACAGGCTCGTAGAGTTTTTCCCATGTGGATTTGACAGCCTCAGCGATATCTTCAGCGGAATGGTCGTCAGTAATCTTAGGGGTGTAGTGTGATTTAGCGTGCATATGTACGTCATCATAGGTCACCCAGCGAGTTTCCATATGGTCTGGTAGCAGCATATCAAGAGCGTTAGAAGTAATGCGTTCAACATCAACTTCAGCTTTTTCAAGACGGTCTTCTAGCTTGGATACGAGTGTATTTTTACCTTCAACAACGTCATCATAAGATTTGATTAATTCATCGGCGTACTTCTTGTGGTTACGGTATCCAGATTTAAATCCATAACAATATCCACCAATAACAGCTACAGACAAGAGTCCTACACCAATCCAAACAGATTTCTTAACCTTACGTTTGGGTTTCTTTTCAACCACGATTTCAGGCTCAACTTCTTCAAGCCCAGCTTCCATGCCGTCAAACAAGTCAATTTGAGCAGAGACTTTTTCTTGTTCAGGAGCATAAGCGCCAGTTTGGTTCTTGTAGTCCTTGTAGTTTTTAACTAAAGAATAGCCGACATATCCGAGATTAATAATCCCGAAAATGCCAGCGCCAATTTTGATGATATCAGATGTTTTCATGTTTGTTCTCCTTTTAGATAAAGTAGTCAGAAATATCACTAGCATAGTCAACACTTGATGTGATATCGCGGACAGGTTCAAATTCGACTACAGGTACAGGATATGCGTATCCATTTTCGTCACGCACCATAACCACATGCGTATCAAGTGCGAATAAGTCATGATCAGTCCAGCCAAGCTCAGAGCCAGCACGACGTTGTGGACGAGTGAGGGGGATTTTCAATGCGTCATAAACAGTTGTCAAAGTCAGGAAGCCTTGACGACGAAGCTTTTCAGATAAAGCGTTGTCAATAGACGCGATAAACATTTGATTGTAGTTCAGGTCATCTTTAGCGAATTCCGCGGATTTGTTGAATAGCGCATATTCCATCCATTGGCATTCGTCAGCAGTTACAGTGGTAACCTTCTTAGGATTTTCCTTACCTTCTTCTTCAGGGCTAGCTAGGGTTTCTTGGCGCTCACCGATAAATTGCGCATTAGGATCATCAGGATATTGTTCCCGAATTTGCTTACGCAGACGATGGTTAGCCTGAGTAGCTGTAGCAAGTGCAGAAGCAAGCAATGCGTTACGTCCGGTCAAGACATGGTATGAGCGAAGGATAGCAGCTGTAGATAAAGCACCAGCGGTAATAGCAGGGGCGAGCGCTCTGGTTGTGCGTAGGATTGTGTCACCAATCGGTACAGGCATATCGTTTTCACGCAGATATTCAACATCTTCAACAATTGTGTTGATCTTGTCTTTCGCCTTATATGCAAGGACAGCGGTAACGCCGAAACCAACAAGCCCAGCAGCAACCATAATCAGCGGTTCTTTCTTCTTGTAATTAAACGCAAGAACTTCCATGTTTTCCTTAAATGTTTCCAAATTCCATTTAGCCATAATTTAAAAGACTCCTTTTTATTTAAATAACTTATCCATAATCCAGCATGCAACGCTGAATAAACCAATAACAAACGCAAACTTAATAATAATGTATGCGATAAACCCAAGTAGGGCAAAGAATAAAATAGTTAAAATCAGACTTAACATATCAGTCCTCCTTAGCCACCTTTTCAGTAGCTTCCAGAGCTTTATCCAAAGCTTTCTTTCCGTTTTCAACCATAAATGGTACTACACCGAAAGCGACGATTTTAACAGCATTAAGTAAAAATTTCTTGTTCATTATATTTTCTCCTTTTAATTAATGATAAATATGGTTTGTGTTTTTACGATTTACACGATTTTCACCATATACAATATCTGAAATACGATCGGCCATTTTATTTGCAATATAATCGCTGATATGCTTTTTAACAGAAGGTCTATTTAAAAACAATAAAAATAAAACCGATACGATAGTCCAAACAACACAAATAACCAACAAAATATTAATAATAACTTCCATGATAGACACCTTTTCTTAAATAACTTCTACAGGCGGCAAAGCAAGCGTGTATTTACCGCGGACAGGAATGATGCGGACGCTGTTGAGGTTTCTCCAACCATATGAGTTGTCCGTATAGTTTGTGCTAGGCTGACCAGCGTAATCGTAGTAGTCAGCAAGACGGGCATAGCCGTAGTTCATGATATCGCTATTAAGACTGTCTAAGACAACCTTAGCATCATTATGAGTGAACAGGTAGATTTCCTTAACCCGTCCAGGATTGTTTACAGGTTGCGGTTCAATAACGCTTGTTGGGTGATATGCGCTTGAGTAATTTGTGTAGGTACGGCTCCCTTGAACACCACTACTACGCATAGGGTTATTCCAACCAGGTGAGTTGTTATATCGACCACGGTCTTCACCATAAGCAGCCATGTTCACACCTGTTGTGATTGAGTTTACAACTGTATCCTTAATCGCAGGCACAATAACCTCACGACCAAGATATCCAAAAATAGCACGTACGCCATTAGGCCCAATAAGACCTTTAACCAATCGAGTCATCAGGCTTGGCTTGAGTGGTTCGGTAGAAGAGCTAACAAGAGCTTTCTTCGGTTGACGCTGAGCCACATCAACTTTTCCATCATTGGGTGTAGCTTCTTGAGGCTTAGCAACATTCGTAGCTTGAATGTCGTTGTAGTTAGTTTCGGTCATATGTTCTCCTTTTCAAAAAAAAAATGAAAGTAGACTTTCCTTGTTTCCTGCTGGAATCAAACCAGCGCCTTGCAATTACTCATGTGCTCTCAACGTACACCAAGTACTCCAAGGGGTCTCCTTTCTATATAGTGCATGGTAAAAATTTTAAAGCGAATATGCTTCGAATTCGATTGATAGTTTTCCAGGATTTCGTTCGGAAGCAAGGGTTGTGTGGTTAGTAATCTTAATACCCATACCTTCGATGGATGCGAAATTGTTAGTTGTACCAAGGCGCAGTAATAAGTCAGTCGACTCTTGGTCTCCGATTGGGTCAATTACAATCGAATAGCGATGGTCGTCTAGGTTTACAATATCATAGAAATATTTATCCAAATATGTTTTCTTCATCAAGTTCTCCTTCAAAAAAAAAAAAGAAAGAAGTGTAGATTACTCTACAACCTCTTCCGTTTCTTCAACAACAGTTTCTTCAGGAGCTTCATATTGCTCTGAAGTTTCTTCATAGTAGCCATCGATCACGTCTGTATGAGCATCAAACTCAGCAGGCATGCCGGCATTATAGATTTTCTTCCCGAGGAAGATAGCGCCAGCAACTCCGGCTGCAGCTCCGAGGATCTTCCATTTGTTCTTCGCAATTGTGTTACCCAATTTCTTGAGTTTAGATTGCTCTTCAACTTTTGGTTGATCTTCAGAAACCATAGCTAGAAGTTTAGCTTTATCTTCTTCAGATAGATTATCAAATACTGCTCCAGCAACACCTTCTGTGTTTACATCCTCAACATTTGCTTCGATTTCTTTAATGTTTGAAACTTTTGACATATTAATGTCCTCCTTAAATTTATTATTGTTTCTATATAGTAGTATGTAAAAATTTTTATTTAAACTCAAATGTAATAATCCAGCGTTTGTACATGTCGTTATAGTAATAACGAGGTCGTTTGATTTTAGCGGCGATCTTAGGGTCTTTCAGATATAGTTGGAATAGATATTCTGCAATATCTTCCATAATATCCAAGTCATCTTCGATATGGTCGTTAGTGCTGATAGGCGTGAGATTAAGCGCAATACCAGTATCGTCTTGTCTGTTGTAACAGATGCCTGTACGGTATAAAGCATTGACAAGAATTACATTGTTAGGGAATAATAGGATTTCGTTACTCATTTCTTTGCTCCTCCTTTTTCAATATATAAGATGTCGCCTGTAACCATATTACCGAATAGGAAATTCTTTTCGAGGTTAGAGGTCTTGGCATATACAACATCGCCTTCCTCGATAGAATAGTCTTCGCCGCCATCTTTCTTGGTAAGCGCGGCATATACAGGGCCATCTGCTCCTTTTAGGGTCACCTTTCCAAAGTATCCATATTCATCTTTACTTTTATCATAGGCAGACATATCGACAGATACGACTTCCCAGCGTGTGACCTTATACCAGTCTTCGGCTTTCTTGAAATCTTTAGCATCTTCTAGAGTTACAATATCCGCATGCGGTGGGTGAGGGATAAAATACCAGACACCACAAGCAATGGCACCAATAGTAGCAATAGCAGCGATAATCAACAATAGTTTATTTTGGTTTTTGATTTTAAGGTTAAATTTCATGTTCATTTCCTCCTTCGATAATGAATTCATCAAGAATTTTGTTTGCGTTTTTGATTGACTCTTCAATATAAGATTTATGATCTGCACCTAGTTGGGCAAAGTTATGACCACAATACCAATTACCTCCGTACTCCTCAGTACACCAGCCAACCCATTCTTCAGCCGTCTCCATCATATATTGTGTTAAATATAGCAAGACAACGGCTTCAGTTGTGATGAAATGGATAAAGGATAAGTCGTTCATCTTTTTAAGACGCAACTCACGGTTCTTAGTTTGGGCGATACGTGCTGTACTTTCTGACATCAATTACCTCCTTTAGCTTGATGTAATATGCGGATTATGTTATAATAACAATCACGGAAATATTCCATTTTGTATACTATAACATCCCATGTATCGTGGTTGTTGACTCTGGGCATATCCGTTTTCACCATCTCGATACAATTCTCAAAGTCGGCATCGGTTGGTGATAAATCAAAGTCCGTAATCTTAGTACGAATGCGAGTCGTAATCTTATCGATACCATCCTGTCCAACATTGGTTATTGTTCGAACCTTGAAATATGCGAAATATAAGCCTCTGATATCTTCCTCATACTTCTTGATAAGGTCGGAAGTATAATAATTTTGGATAATGACCATAGTTGAAATGAATATAATCTTAAACATCTCAAAATCATATTCATTACATTCAAGATGGTTATCAGCCATAATCCCGAAAATATATGGGTAGAATAGCTTTCTAAAACCAATATCGGCTTCCATTAGGCTATAGAGAGTAGGATAATTATCCTTATCGGCATACTGCATAAATATTACTCCTTTTATATTATACCCAAAAAAAAAAGAAAGAAGTGTACATTAGTACAGCTTCTTAATAAAGTTCTTCGCGCTAGATGTGAAGAGTCCATCTTCGGCTTCATAATCCCTGATGATTAGGATACCCGCGATACTAGCGATAGCACCACCAACAGTAGTGATGATAGCCGCCTTAACCTGTGGTTCGAGTTTCTTTTCTTTACCTTGCATATGGCGGACTTTAATATCCGTCAATGTTTTGGTAAGAAAATCAATATCGTCCAAGATTTTGACTTCTGCCTCACTACCCGTTGGCACTTCAGCCAGTTGGGTATTCAGTTCATCGAGTTTAGCCTCGATAGTTTCTTCAATTTTAGCAACGTGTTTTTTCTTAAAAAGTTTCATAACGTTTCCTTCCTTTCTATATAGACAGTTGTAAAAAAATTAAAAGAGTATTGTATTAATACTCTTTCTTTAGTTTAGTCAGAACGTATCTTGTAACCTCAAGACGTTCGTTATGTTTCGCAGCATCTTGTTCAACATAACCGTTTTTCACAAGCCTATCAATATAAGCTTCCTCCATAACAGCGTATGCAGCAAGACAACGAAAACCAACAAATCTTAAAAATTTACGCATAATAATGTTCCTCTCTTTCTATTAGGAGGGTTGTAAATATTTATTCTTTCTCCTCCACTCCACCGTCGGGTAAGTCCTTTGGATCCCAGTATATTACCAAACCAATACGAGGAGGCGTACTACCAAAACCTAAACCGTATTGTGGGCGGACAGTGTATCCATTATCTTCAAGTTTGATTTGGATTTCATCAAAAATGAATTGTAGAGAATCTCTCCATTCTTCATCTGGAACATCGACATCGGGTCTAATTGATTTTGCTAAAAGTCGAATACTGGTCGATCCGAGTTCAAGATTCTCTAACCTATCGTTTAGCTTTTCATATACCTTAGTTAAGTCGATACCAGACCTTACGGCGCTACGTTTATCTGCGATCATCTGTCTAATTTCCGCTGCTGTTTTGAGTTTTGTCATTTCCTTCGTCCTCCGTTTTTCCTAAAGCGAGTTTGAGATTTTCGTATTTTTCCTTCAAATCGAGATATTCATCATAGTAATAAGTGGCGACATCATCTCGAAACTCCCATCGCTTCTTATACATATCGCGTTCCTCAGTTAGAGCCTTAACCTCTTTCTGATGTTTTTCTTCCAGCTCATTTATCTTTGTGCTTGTATTAATCTCGATTAGAGTAATACAGATTGTCACAAAAATAAGAGCCGAGACAATAACCGTCGTTAGTTCTTTCCATCTGGTTGACATATATAATCCTTCCTTAAAAAAAAATAGGAGACCTTTGTAGTCTCCGTTAGAAAAATAGGTCTAAAATCCATAGACCCAATAGAAATTGCCACCAAGTCATATCCTTAGTTTCTTCATTCTTCTTGTTCATGTTATTTACCTCTCTTTCTATATAGATAGTTGTAAAATCTTTTTCAAAAAAAGAAATGAGCGCATTAAACGCTCACCTTGATCCATGTAGTGTCTTCGTCGCTGTATAGTTCAGTACGATAACCAGCCTCTAATAATGCTCCATATACAAGATCTAAATTACCAGCCAATGCTCGGAAATCAATTCCATTAATACCAAAGTTCACGATTGTAATATTCGTGATTTCAATATCAAATTCACCTTCCAAATATTTGTCTGCAATATAGTCATGGATATGTTCCACGATTGTGTTCAGGTTATCGCGAACTGTGTTGCGATCTTCCAATTTTAGCATAGACAATTTGTTCATAATAAGTTACCTCATTTCTTTATTCTATATAGAGATATGTAAAAAGTTGAAAAAAAGAAAACCGAAGTTTTCATTATCTCCCAAATAGGGCTAGAATGAATGCTCCGATTCCTCGTAGAATGCTAGTGAAACCATAGCTTAAAATCCATAGTACCACCAATACTGTAATAAAGTATACCATTTTAATTCCTCCATTTATTTTCATTAGTATTCTATATAGATACGTGTAAAAAATTGAAAAAGAAAAAAAGAGGAGATCTGTAAATCTCCAATTATTTTGGTTCTACTGCTACATATGATTCTGCATATGTTCCGTCCTCGTCTACAGTAACGGTATGCTCATAATCCCATTTACCATCATGTTTGACATCAATGACAACTTTTTGTCCTGGTTTCAAACCTGGGTATTTAGAATGTAAGCTATCGTCTTTGCATCCAGTAAGTACAAATACAGCCAATACAGCAATAATAATCATAACAATCTTTTTCATTTTAAATTACCTCTTTTTATATATTCTATATAGAGAGTTGTAAAAAATAAAAAAAAATGAGCGTTGTAGATTTCACTCACACAACGCCCTTAGATTATTCGCGAAGCTTCTCCACATACCACTCACCAGTAATATCGCCTAGAGCCATCCAGCCTTCAACATCATTGTGTCGGACTTTGCCCCAGTGCCAATCGCACCTTGTGGTTAGGTCAAGTACTTCGTATTTCTTGTCAATCTCGCAGATACCAATAGACTCGGCTACTCGAGTCGGTTCACGGCGAATATGGATAGACATACGAGGAACCACGAACTTAGGCTCCCAGTAAATATCCTCATACTCTTTAATCTTCTTCTTAAGTGTCTCCAAAGCTTGACGCATACCGCCAGCTCCCGTCCAAGGTTGTAGAACACCAAAGATGCGGATAAATACAGGAACCGCTACGTTCCAATCATAATGCTTAAGGTCTCTTCCGTGGGTTTCTTTAAAGATTTGTTTCAGGTATTTAAGATCTTCGGGGTGACCGATATAAGCGACTTCATTTTCATCGCCATTATAGTAATAAATCTTGTCCTTATGCCAGCCTTGTAAATAATCAAGTTTAGGGTCACCACCCTCAATCCTAAATGTAAAATGGATAGCCATTAAGTAGCATTCTCCAGTTGTTTGATAATCTTGTCAAGAGTAGCCTTGAGGTTATTATCAGAAGTCGTTGGTCTAAGTGCTCCAAAGATACGAATATAAACAGGAACTACATTATTCCACTGATAGTCCTTCAAGTCTCTGCCCGTAGTATCCTTGTAGATAGACCTTAGATATTTCAATTCTTCGGTGTTATGAATTGGTTGGATTTCATTGACGGCACCATTGTAGTAATACACGGTACCGGCATCCCAATTCGGGTCGCCTTTAATATTAAATGTAAAGTCCATTGTCTCTCCGTTCGGTTGAGGGGCTTCAGGAGCTGGGCCACCGGCACCAACATCACCATCAATACCATCAGAATAAGGAGGATATGTGAAACCAATAATAGTCTCAGCACCACCACCTAGTGTCCTGGTACGATAACGTGCAGGGCCGCCACCTAGTCCGCCATCTACGTTCTGCTCAATAGTTTGGAATCGTCCTGCGCCATCCGGATTGGATATAACAAGTCCTGTATGCCCATAACCATGATAGGATACTCGCATACAGAATATAGCACCGGCACGAGGAGCGGTAGCACCAGTGGTAAGCCATCCATTCCCTCTACCAGCATTAAGCATATCTATACCGTTACCACGCATCGACCGCCCAAAGAATTTCTGGGCAATCATATTAGGTAAGTCAACACATTGAGCACCAAAGGCACCGTCTGCGTCAACCCCAATTCCTCTATCGGCAATACTTCTAGCCCAGTTAATTACTTCAGCTTTGGTCGCCATTATAGTCTCCGTTGTATAGAATTCCTTCTCGGTCAGACATTATAACTTTTGAAGCAAGTTTCGCATCGAGTTCCTTAATATAGGTGTTACCTCGAAGCTTCTGATAATCAGCGATAATATGTCGGGTCATAATATATTTTTCGTTATAAGTAAATTCCGTAGAATTATATATAGCGAGATATTCCGAACGTAACATAGACCGCTTAATCGAATTCAACTTATCATTTTGCTCATTAGCATAACGTTGCTGACGTGTGACATCTTCTTCCTTTTCCTTTTTGACCTTCTCAATATACAAATTAATACTTCTAGTTAGTAGACTGATAAGGGTAATAATAAAAAGAGAAAGGCCTGTTAAGACCTTCTCATCCATCAATAATCTCTGCATTATCTATGTACGCTTCCTAAGTGTATGGTTTATTCTTTTTCCTTTGGTGTGTCGTAACCCAAAGCTTGAGGTGAATCACCGATACCTTTAGTGGTAGGGTCAGTTACAACACCAAGAATAACCAAGATAAGCACGAAAGTATTCACACCGTCTTTGATGTTAGTAGGGATTGTAAGTCCGAATTGTTGAAGCATCAAGAATACTGCTGAGATAAGAGCAATAAGAGTAGCGCGGTTTTGAAGACGAAGTTTAAGATTAAGTTTCATAAGTTATATACCTCTTTTTCTTTATTTTGAAATTTTAGTGATTAGCGCGAGGGTTAGGCCAAGGCCATGCTACCCCAACACCATTTTGTTCATTTTTACCGTTCTTGTAGAAGGTCTTGATGGTATCTGCTTCAGTGTATGTGTATTCGCGAACGAATTGCACCAATACACGTTGACCAGTACCAAATGAATTGTTGATTTCAGAGTCGATAAGAGCAACGACATCGTTAGCCTTATAAGTCTTACCAACAACAGCGTCCGGTACAAGCTTAAGCAGAGCACCGTAGAGCGTAGGGTCGATTGGGTCATCGCCAGTGTAGTCCTTAGTGACAGCGTAAATAGTGAACACGTCAATAAGAGCTTGTAAGCGGTCGACCTTCTCGTCAGTCTCTTTGATTTTACGGTCTGTAAAGTTTTCAGAGAATAAGATAGCCAACGCATCATCGAACAACTCATCATTAGATTTATCGATTGATGTTGGTGGCAAGTTAATTGGGTGGAAAGCGCCTTCAGCATTCCCTAAAACAACACGAGTTGCTAAGGGTTTGTTGTCAGCACTGTATGTGAGTGATTTTGATTGAAATTCTAATTTCATCCTATCTCCTTATTTGAGCATTAGCTCCGCCAGTTGCAGGTGCTGTAGACTCTGCAATCCAGCTAGCATGACCACGATACACACGGTTACCACCTGAGGTAGACTCCGTATGAGCGATAGTCCCATCAGCGTTGAATGACCATAGAGCCGGTGCTATGATTGTAGACCCCGCGTTACGGTATAACATAACTTGAGTATTAACCATAGGTTTAAACCCGTTTGGTATACGTTCTCCAAGCTTGGCGTTCTCAACATTTACGTTTGGATTAGCGATAGAAAAAACATCAACAGTAACAATACGACCACGCTTCTGGAAAGTAGCTTTAATACCCCAGCCGATTGGAACATTCTCCAAGTAATAAACCGGGGTATCTTCACCTTCATAGGATTTCCAAGGTTGCCATACATTTCTTACCTTAACACGGTATCCAGTCCAGTTTCCATTATATCCATATGCTTCTTGGAAGACATAGGAGGATAGATTATGGGAAATAACCCGGATATAGAACCATTCGTCTTTTGCTGGAACATTAGTAGGTCTAAGACAACGATAGAAGCCGGTTGCTAAAAGGTTATTCACATCGTAACGCTCAGCTAATACGATCGCTTGTCCGCTGTCTTCAGTCAACGCATGGGTAGATAACTTCTTGTTGTTGACAAACACATCGCCAGCAATATCTAAAGCACCGCGCTCCCGAACCTTGTTTATACCAACGCCAAATGGGTCATCGGTTCGATGTACCTTGATAGTACCGACAACTAAGCTCTGGTCTGCCTTGTTGCCAAAGGCGTCTTCATAAGCGATATAAACAGAAAATGAATTACCGGTAGAGTAATCCGCCGCTAAGTCGACTACTCTATCATTATCATGTATCCCGAATAGACTTACAAGGTTTCCTGAGGTGTCGTCGACTGTAGTATTGGTTGTGGTATTCTTTACAGTAACAGTACGCCTACCAGCATTGACATTTCGGTTCTGGTCGTCAAATAACGGAAAGGTTCGGCCATTGAGGTAAAGCCTTAACTTCTTCTCATCATCATTACGGCGGTCAACACGAGCACTACAAACTGGAGGAGAGTAGTTGTCGATTTGGATAACCTTCTCAAAGGCTGCTGATGTCAAACCACGAGAGTCTCGGATTGTGACATTTAGAATATGTTTACCGCTTGTATTGATGTTGTTGAGAATAACATTTTTGCCAACGGCCTCTCTTAGAACCTTAGCGTCCTGCATAAGTCGAACCGTCATACCGTCATCAGGTATAGTCGCACCGTACTTGGTTTCGAACTCACCGAGTGTTACCTGTATCTTAGATAGAATACGAACATATTTTAAATTCTTAAGAAGCTCTTTACACTTAGCGTGTTGCTCCTCTGTATTAATACCTTTGATAACAGGCTTCTCAGTATCTGGGATACGCAGTCTAATTTGCGATGCAGATCGTCCTGTTTCGATAGTTGTCCCATTACGATATGTGATTAGCGTAAGCGTCCCCACCTCCTCGTTGGACTGAGGGAATTTAGATGCCAGATCCAATGGAGGCGTCCATGTCGCAGTGTCTCTCATCGGGTCGATTATCTTTGTATCGACGTCACCGAAACGCAACCATACAGTGTTATACATCTGGTCTGATTTACGCCTTGCGGTGAAAGTAATCGGCTGTCCGAGAACACCTTGATAGTCGCCCATAGGGTCTGAAGCACGAGGAATATCCGTTAAAGCGAATTGTCTATTACCTACAACCAACTCGCCAGTAAAGGCAAAGGCGGTACTATAGGCGTTAACAAAGGCATCAACGTTTGCTACTTGTTTACCGTCTGAGCCGTGTGGGTAGTTAAAGTCCCATGTACCTAGATATACTTCTGAGTTAAATCCAGGCCCACTAATTTGAACGGTCTTATTTTGCTTCTGCCCACCACAACGAGCTTCTACAAACATAGGGCCGTAAAATGACTGAGTACCAACTTTAAGCCATAAGTCTATACGAACGGTAGACGAGTTGGCGGCTTGATTGACACCAATCTCATACGCGTTCATTCTAAGGGAGTAACCATTATTTACCCCCGAAGTCCAAGTTGCCATGTAATTCTACCCTTCTATATATTTTGTAATATTCCGTGTAGGATCAGATGGATCCTGGAATGTAATAAAGCGACCGATTTGTAAACTTAAGGTGAAAGCACCCGAGTCTATGTTAAGTCGTCCTTGAGCAATTGAGGCAATTTCTTTACCGGCAGACATAAATGAAATACGGTTAGGTGTAAATACCAACCGCTCACTATTATCCTGCTTACCGATAGAGAGACCTTCTTCACTCTCGACTACTTGAGTTGTGATGAATTCACGAATATATGCATACTCACCAAACTGCTTGGATACCTCAGACCTTAAACGAGCAGACATTACACGCAAAGACTCCTCAGCCGCTTTTCGGCCAGCCTCATCTGTATCACGAATACGCTTAATTAAGTCCGCCCAGTCTGTAGATACCTTTCTCATGATATCATCGTTCAAAGCCTTTAACGCTTCGTCCTGAGCTTCTTTAAGAAGACGTTGTTGTTCTAATACAGAGTCTGAGTTGGCTTTACGTCCTAGTTCGATAGTAGTCTCAACCGGGCTTGGTTCGTATGGTGTAGCATGTTCGCCTTCTTCAAGCTTAAAGCCACACACCTGAACCTCAAATAACTCAGTGTTGGTTGCAAGTACTGTAAAGTAAATACGAGCAGCCTTAGGGTCATTGTCACCCATCTTAGTTGGGTCAAATTCAAAGGTCTTAGATAACTGCATCCATTCGTTGGATACAATATAATCTGTTAAGAAATCCCCTAATATAGACCAGTCCTTAAGCATTGGGTAAATATACATCTTAGCAGTTGACGCGCCGCTAATCTTCCTCGCATAGCAAGAAATGGTGTATTTGGTTCCTGACTTAAGCTCTACGCCTTTGTAGTCACCGCCATACCAGCATACACCAATATTCTTACCCGAGGAACCGGCTTTGTTTTTAAACCTGACACCAGTAGAAACAGAAGCAACTGGCGGGTCTTGGATTTGAGTATATCCGAATTCAAATAACGCATGGTTTTCTGAATGCGAATAATATCGGTCTTGATTTGCATAATTCTTAGATACAGACATAGCGTTTGTGTCTAAGAGTATATTCTCACCGACTTGGCCATCACGCCCTGGTTTCCCATCTTCTACGTCGGTGATCGTGATCTGACCACTAGATACAACAACCATTTGTTTCCTTTCTATTTTGTCTCAATGGCTACAGAAAATGTAGCACGGTTTAAAACATCAGCATTGGTTAGATTAAAACCTTTCATTCTAGCCTGAGGTTTCTTAGCCCATTCTTCATCGGCTACACCGTTAGCTAAAATCTTAGTCCACTTGTAAGTGAAGCCTTCTCCCTCAGTATCAATCTCCTCGTCATTACGATATAACTTAGCCGTAATACGAGTGTCAATAATGCCGTTCTTAAAGGTGTCACCATTGCTAGAATGGACGACAGTTAGGATTGGAGAAATGCCGTCACTTACAGTTGAGAATGTGATATCCTGGAACTCAACTACTTCGCCCCGAACCAGTGCTTGAACTGTAATAAGCGCACGACCACTAGTCCCAATGTTAGCCTTAGATACAGTGAATTTATCTCCTCTACCAGCTACTTGGTTGTCTATGTAGTACACATATTCAGCCTCAGTAAACTCGCTAGAGCCCTTATATAAGGTGGGGATAACGTCACATGTGTCAGAGACTTCACGGAACATGGTAGGGCCTGTCACTTTTACATTCATTTTGAAAGGTTGGGCATCGGCCACCATCTGAGCCATCGCCTTGCTAAGAATAGAGTTGTTCGTAGGTCTAGTAGCGACAACATTGGATAGTGTAATTTTAGTTTTGGTCTGGTCTGTTGAGCATCGCACCATCTCAGTGACACGGGCTCTAATCAGAAGACCTCCAGCGAAGTGTTCATCAGTTAAGAAGATAATATCGCCAATACGGATATCATTACGTTGTAGAACTACAGCTGAGTTTAGCTCAATCTCCCATGTTGTAACAGGATACATGTAGGTCTTCAACATCTTAACCGCATAAGCCCAGGCCTGTTTGTAGTCAGTGAATTCGGTCTTTACGTCACGTACAATCCAGTTATCACAGTTCTCACGTTTGTTAAGTGAGGGGTATAACTTAGCTGAGAGTGGGGCGTAAATGGTTGTAGCATTACGAGTACAGTAAATCTCGTTATGTACACCATCAGCCGCCTTAATCTCTCTAGCCTTGGGTTGTTTGATATAGTTACCGTCTTTGTCTCGAATACGGATAGCAGAGAAGAGGTTGGTTTTGTCCTCTTTCTTCACTACCGATATAATATCCCGACCCATCTCAAGGCGGATATCAGTACGAACTCGGCCTAGACCATCTTCACGGTCATCGGCAAGAGCACGGGATTTGTAGACATTAAGCTCATACTTGTCGATTTGTCCTCCCTGACTAAGATAGGTACGAATATCCATCTCACAGTCAAAGGCTTCAACAAGCTTGATAATACGGGCCAGACAAGTGTCGTCATCTGACTCAAACTTAAGAGTTAGCTTGGTGTCACGAACATCACAACGTCCAAGGTCAATCTTAGTGAATCTAAATAGACCCATAATATCAGCATACTCTAAAAATGTATGAGCTTCTTTTGCTTCGTATGCTCGAACCTTCTCGTTGAGTAGTTCAAGGTTTGCTGAGTTACATTCGAATTCAATTGTGGTATTGGTCTCTTTACGGTTTATAACACTGAAGACATAATCTCGGCCATCGTCTTGGAATGAGATATAGCAATCAGAGGTCATTTGCTCAACTCTAGGGTTAAGTTTACCGTTCAGATACTTATCAACCTTAAAGTTAAAGGTTGAGGAACCCTTACCGCAGTATTCATGGAACTCTTCGTCGTAATACTTAAGAGAACCAGGTACATCATTATTTATATGATCGATGACGTTCATAGCATTGTCATGAACAGTCAACTGCCATGCAGGTTTTGCAATCATTTTGAAGTTTTGGCCCTCCTTTCTTATAACCAGGCTTCATCCCATTCTATAGTAACATCAGGTGCTTGTTCACAGAAGTCAGATGAATGAATTTCTAGTTTAGACTCACCTGGAGGGATTGAGAAGTAGCGCGAACCGTTGATAAGGTCACCAGCGGCAGATACACCAACCTTAGATGATGATGGGTTAGCCACAAACGACACCTTACCTTGTTCCATGTCTACTACAACCTCACTACCCTTAGCATATTTGTTAGGGACTAGGTCATAGCGTTCGGCATTATTCTTAACGAAGCGAATGGATTGGATACATAAAGTATCGAGCGAGCCTACACCATCTCTTTCGCCTTTATAACGCCCAGCCATAACCCAAATCTTAGTACAAGTTAGATATTCTTTAGACGGATCGTTGAGCGTCTTAGGGATACCATTATAAGAGAAAGTCAACTTAGGGCCTTCTTTGATAATATATGCATCACCAGTACGACTGTTAAAGGCTACGTTTGGTCGAGGTTGTCCAGGCTCGTTGTTGTTTGCGCCGAAGCTATTCATCTCACGTTGGTAGGTAGCACCTGAGTGGATATCACCTAGTGAGAACGACTGCCACGTGATTTCTCCTGAGGTATCTGGCTTCTCAATAGTATAAGCACAAATAACACGGTTGTCATCGGTCATAAACATAAGCGATAGCGCTCCTGATTGACCAAAGGCAGACTCCCAGACTTTCATGTTGAAATCACAACGCCAGTCTTTAGCGCCTTTTACGCCAGTCTTGTCGTTAGGGAGGACGTATTCATAAATACCACAGCCCCAGTCACGACCGACACCCTTACTACCTTGGCCATTCCAATGTAGACCAGGAGCAGGATATGATTGTCCGCCAAGGCCTTTCTCACGCCAACCTAATTTCAATCCACCAATTTCAGCATGACTAGCAAAAGGTAGAGGTGAAATGTTCTGGTAGCGGTTTGAGACTTCTGTAAACTTGGCCCATTCAGCCTTATCTTCGGGTTTTATGTCTATTAAAGTGTGGGATTGGTTAAACTGACCTGAGGCAACCCGAGTACCTGCAACATCAGCTAGGCTTGTGCCAATTTCCATCATACCATTCTGGTTTACAAGCCCAATCCAACCGTTATCTGAATTGTTATGAACCCTAATCTTAGGGTACGCCGGAGCAGACCCTGTATTGTTTAGAGTTATTTTGACAGTTTTCCCTTCTTTAGTGAGAGTTCCAATATCGGCGCTTCTTGTTGACTCGTTGAGTACCTTGGTAACTTCTGAATGGAGTAACCCATCTGGTACATCAAACGCAATTGAGACAGTAACCTTACTAGACTTGATATCTTCTGAGAATTTAGTAACCCCAGTAGCTACCGCCATGTAATACTTACCATCTTGGTCATCAAACTGCAATTTCTTAGGCCCATTAGGACAGTCTAGCGCTCTAGCCAGCTTAGTTCTAAGGGCTAAGAAATCAACAGGCCCGCCATGTAGAACAGCCTCTACGTTGATAGGATATGTTACTCTATGGGCTGAGACCCAAGTCTTACCAAAACGACCGACGCCGGCAGAATACGAGTGTTCTAAACCGGCACCAGCGTTACGTTCAACTTTAGTTACAGCATCAAAGAGTTTACCGATATCAACAGCTTCGGCTCCCTCACCAAAGATTATGGAGAAATAGTTCTCATCTCTCATATCGTTGGTAATACTCCATCTAACATGTTTAGTCGATCGTTATAGGAACGTTGTGCATCAGCCATACCTGGAGCAAGAGCCCGATTAACGAGGTCTTTATCCATAAATACAGGACTGACACGGTCTTGAGCAAGAAGCTCATTACCAACAGCTCCAACTTCTGCAAGAGTCTCAAGCTTACGATCAAGAGCATTAAGACCTTTAACTACTTCATCAATAGAATATCTATTGCTTGCTTGCGCCCTTGTAGCAGGGTTAAGCGAAGAGTAATTTACTCCGCCTGAGAGGTTAAGTGAACCAATACCGTTCCAGTTATATCCATCGAGATTTGTTGTATCGAGGACAGGGGTAATGGTTGGGTTCATATCCATATTCTCATCCAGATATCCGGTCATAGTCTCCATAGAAGACTGAACGAATTCGTTGACCTTATCCATATTTGAGGAAATAGCTTCCATAGATTTGGTAGAACCTAAACCTCCAGCAAATTCCTTAACAATCGCAAGACCTGAACGGAATACACCACGCCATCCGTCACCAGAGAAGACCCCTTCTTTGGCTGGAGATTGTGGTTGGTGATGTTTAACCTTGGAGTTGACTTTAGCCATAGCCTCATCTACTGCCTTAAGGGCCGCTTGAGAAGCAAGACCTCCAGCAAAGGCCTTAGTAATAGCCTCACCAGAGTTAGCTGCAGTACCGGTACCTTTAAGACCGCTTTGTGCAGACTTATTGACTTCTCCTGCCGCCTTAGATGCTTTACCTTTATTCTCATCGGATTTAAGGTTGTTGGCATAAGACGTAACTGATTTATCAGCAGAGTCTTTACCATCAAACTTCATAGCCTTCTGAGCAGTATCAGCAACCGTCTTAGCTGAACTTTCGGCGGTAGTTTTACCATTACCGATTGTATTACTATAGTTAGTCATACCAGTACCAGCAAGGTTAATACCAGGAGCAAAGTTACCCAAGGTTGTGTTGAGGTTTTGTTGGGTTGTAGTGGCTTTAGCGTTTACATCACCGGACATCTTATCCATAGACGCTCCGACTTTAGTATTGGCGTCATCAACAGCCGCTGCTGCTTTATCGCCCATACCCGCAACAGGTTTCATGTATTCATCCATGTTCTCTTGAGAGATACCGGCAAAGTCACCAGAGGCTAGCTTATCAATCATCTCTTGATTAATCTCACCAGTCTTAACTCCAGCCAAAGCTTTAGTTACATCTAGTTGTCCGCCCATATGCTCGTTGAGCTTGGTGAATGCTGAGCTAATAAGACCCGTATCGAATCCTTGACCGTCACCAGAAAGACCTTCTTCAACGGCCTTCTTAACTTCGCCACCGCTTTCCTTAGCCTTCTCTTTAGCTGTAAGTACGCCGTTAGCATAATCAAATCCTGCAGCTTCTGCAATATATTTGATTTGGTTCTCAGACATACCCAGTTCTGCCATCTTGGATAATAGTTTACCTGCTTCTTGTGCAGAAATTGAACCATTTTGAAGTCCTTTGATGAATTCTTGAGGACCTTGAATACCGAGCTGAGAACAGTAGATACGGAAGGTGTCTAGACCGTCTTTACCTGATGCAGCAAAGCGACGAGCTGCTTCCGCTTCTTCTGGCCCAAGCGCATCCATAGTTTCAATGGCTTTCTTGATACCGTCTTCGGTTGCGATGGACGGGTAGTCTTTGAGGTCGTCCAGAGACTTACGCATTGCATCTGACATACCCTTAAAGGCATTATCGACATCAGGTATCATCTCTTTAAACTTATCGCCGATAAGTGGAAGATGACTCATAGACTCAAGCATAATCTTGGTCATGATACGCATACCTTCTAAGATAACCTCAGTCAAGGCCTCCATCATCTCTAGGCCAGCCATAACAAGAACATTCTTATTATTTCTAATCCATTGTGCAACTTGTAAGAGGCCTTGCAGGAATGCATCACAGAATTTAGTAAACCAACCAGGCATAGCTTCGGTTAATTTAATAACAGCTTCACCTGCGATTGTTACAAGGGTTTCTGCAATCTTACCGGCCATGGTTAGGATGCCTTCAATGAAACCGCCCATTAGACGGACACCCACTTGGATAATACGGACGATATTTCCTTCAACACCTTCAATAAATCCAACTACGATACCAGTTACGACACCGGCAGCAACACGACCCATATCATCAGCACCCTTGGCCGCTTCTTTGAAGAAGTTCGCAACGTTCTGGCCACCTTCGGCACCTAGCTTAGATGTAGTAGTGATCATATCGTTCATGGCTTGAATGAAGCCAGTAGCCGCATTTAGGAACCCGGCTAATGCATCGGCCGCGACTTTAACCCCTAGACCAAGAAGTAAGAAACTTCCGGCCAAGACAGCAACACCAGCCATACCCATTGTGGAGTTACCTAGTATGAGACCGAGAGCAAAAAGCCCACCGACAATGACCGCCAATACTTTAACTTTCTCCCAAATATCATCAACTGGGATCTGAGTTAACATTTGCATACCAAGAGCCGCTACAACTACAGATGCTGCGGCTACACCAATGGCGATAAGACCTTGGGTCTTAATCTTTTCGGCAAGTTTAGCAAGACCAACAAAGCCGAGTATAACTGCTCCTAAAGCAACGACCGCCGTTACCACATGTCCAAGGTCGGTATTCATCTGACTTAGGATAAATAGACCGGATGCCGCAACCACAACCTCAGCTGCGATTACACCTAGACGTCTAATACCACGAGAGGTTCCGTCTCCGGCAACTGCGCCATCACCAAGCTTCATAGCAAGCAATGAGAATAGACCGACAACAATCGTGATACCACCCAAAGCATTCATGAACGTATCGGGGTTAGGCATCTTACCTAATTCTCCTGCAAGTTCTGACATCATTTTGAACAAAAGTATCATACCGCCGAACATTACGAGAGCATTCTTAGCAAACGACTGCTTGGAGTTATCCAATTGTCCAAATGCAAATGTCATTGCCGCCATAACGCCGAGCATGGCCAGTACAGCAGCACCGCCCTTAAGTAAGACATCAGTTTTCATCTCACCGAGGGTCTGTATAGTAGCAGACATCTTCTTAATAGCAGACGCCATAGCACTAAAGGCAAAGACTGAAGCAAATTTAGTCCCTTGCATCTTAGATGTTGCTAATACAACAGCCGTGATACCAAGAACGATAGCAGCCATACCAGAAATGCCCTTGAGCAGTGTCGGGATGTCCATGGATCCAAGCGCTGCGATAGACGGAACAATGTTTCTAATTGCATAAGCAATACCTACAAAGGTTAAGAATGTTACAGCAATCTTCTGAGTACCACGAACCGTATTACCTTGTAGTTTATTCATGATAGCCATCGATGTAAATATCGCCCCTAATAGGAGACTTACGCCAATGATGCCCTGCAGACCCTTCTTCCAGTCCATATTACCTAATAGAGCAACGGAGGCTGTAAGTAAGAGGATGGATCCAGCAATACCTAGCATACCAAGCATGGCTTGTTGCATATTACGTACTCTAGCAGGGTTAAATTTCTTGGTCGTCCTGGATAGTGTTAGGTAAAATACCTCAAATACCACTAGAACTCCAGCTAAACCACCGAGACCGACTAAGAGCTTATCGGCAGGAATGGTTGAGAGAAGCCATAGCGACGCTACCAATACACCAATGGCAATGGCCATAGCCTTGATGTTTTGAAGACGAGCCTTTGCCCTAAAGAATGAACCAATCCAACCAAACATAGCGGTAAGTGAACCAACTACAGTCTTAGGGCCATGAGTTAGACCTTTGAAGAAATCGCCAAACATGTCTTTCATGGTAAGGACACGCTTACGAGTATTCCAAAGAACTGTGATAGCTGCTGCTAGTGTCAAGATACGACCGATAGACTCGGAGTTCTCTTTGGTAAATGGTTTAAGTGCTTCGCTGAACATATTCGCCATAAGCTTAGCCATATCACCAATTGTAGAAAAGATACCTTGGGTCTTATTGTGAATATGGTCTACATCATCACTAAGTTCGTTAATACCAGACTTAGCTTTCTTCATGTCGCTTTGACCGAAGTCAAGAGGTGATTTATCATCAGCATGCGCTGTCGTTACACCGAATAGCTTAGTAAACGCATCCCAAACATCTTTAACAGACTCGATAACCTTACTAAAGGTCTTACCAATACCATCGCCGATTTGTTTAACAGAGTCTCCGAAGTTCTTAAATGAGAAATCAACACCTTTGAAGTTAGATGAGAAATCGCTAGCGAACTTCTTAACATTGTTCCAAATATCAATCAGGAACTTCTGAACATCTTCTGGTAGGGAACCGAAGAACTGCTTAAACCATGGGCCAAATGTAGACTTAAACCAATCGATAATTCCAGAGAATGTGTTCTTAAAACCATCAAAGATTTTAGTCATAGTTGGGCCGTGGACAGTCTCACCTAGACCCTTCCAGAAAGAACTAAACCAACCGCCAAAGGTCTTAAGCGTTGTCTTATAGTTAGTGAAATCAACTTTAGACTTGCCTAATTCAGTCTTGATGTTATTGGTCATCTCGCCAATAAGATTCTTACCATTAGTAAATCCTTCAATAGCAAGTTTAACAACACCGAGTTCACTAGCCCATTTACGGAAACCGTCGATAGACTTAACGATACCTGGAATAAATCCATCGGCAAAGTTGGCACTCAGAGTTTGTTGGATTTGCTTAAATCCATCTGCCAAATCTGAGAACTTGAAATTGCCGATACTAAAACCTGCCAACTTATTACTCAACCACTCAAATGCTTGCCCTACAGCGTCTACAATAGGTTTAAGGAATGAGAATGAGAATTGGACTTTATCCAGTTTATCAGCGTATTCTCCAAGTGAAGGCCATGTCTTACGAACGACATTGCCCAATGATTGGAAGGAGAATGTAGAGTTTTCCAACCATTTTGACAATCCGGCACTTCCTTTAGAGATAGACTCGAAAGGGTTAGAAGCAAAGCTAGCAAGACCGGATTTAATCTTACTAGTGTCAGGCATATCAAACTTAAGTCCTTTAAACATGCCTGTAATGTTGCTAGGGATTAGAGAACCCCAGTTAAGGTTCTTGTTAAAGTCTTTCCAGCTACGGATTTGTCCGTTAATGACACCATCCATATTCGCGTTAAACTGAGCCCAGAAAGTCTTGTAGTTGGTTTTCATAGTTCCGGAGAACGTATTCCAGTCGCTACTCATCTTATTCAGATTCTGACGTAGTTTATTCCCGAACTGTCCAGCAGAGCTACTCATATTATTGGTCGCTTTGTTGAAATCAGAGAAACCAATAACGAAATCGCCCAGCATCTTACCGAATACTGGGAAGCGTTTCATTGCGGTACCTACACCGAACGCCCAGTCGTTGAAACCTTTATAGTTCTTATCAAGAGTATTGTTAAGAATCTTAAATGGACTCATGAAATGGGCGAAGAATGTTTTAATATTCTCCCTGGCCTCACGAACGCCGGGTATCAATAGTAAAACGGTTTCCCCAAACTTCTTAAGGAAATCGATTACTTTACCAATACCATTTGGAATGGAGTCGAATACACCCATCCAAACTTGAGCGAACTTACCAAGATATTCATTGACCTTATCCCAGAAACCATGAACAGCGTTCGCGACAGTATCAAACACCTTACCAGCTTTCTCAAAGTTGATAAACTTACCGATAACAGTCTCAATAGTTCGAATAACCGAGCTCACAACACTAGATAACATACCCAAGAACAATACAAAGTTCTTGAACATATGGTCTGGAATAAGGAGTTCAATAATCTTAAGTTTCGCACCTAACTCAGCGAGGATCCATTTGATTACGCCAAATACAGTCTGGAAGATTCGTTTAAATGCTTCAGACTCAGCGGTACCGATTTTAAGTTTTTCAGTTAAACCTTGGATTAGCCCAATAAGTTTTTGACCAAAAGAAATCGTATGATTGTCGCCAAATACCGTACGGAAAGCTTCTCCGATAGGCTTAATAATCAAGCTAAGAGAATTAAATGCAGTCTCCATGAGCTGGATAACTTTCTGACGACCGCCAAGATCTACAAAAGATTTAGCGAATTCTACAGCCTGATTGCCCGCTTTAGATAAGGCGTTTGCTGCTAAATTACCCCACTTAGTCCAGAAAGCAGTTACTTCTTCACTACCGGCTTGGCCAATAAGAGTTTCCCAGAAACGAGCCCAAACACTAGTTACCTGGTCGGCAACAGCTTCGGATACTTCTCCAAGTGTATGGAATTCTTCTGCCATCTTAGATAAAGTCTCATCGTTAGCCAATGTCTCCAATGACTTGATTAGGACTTCATTTGTCAACCAACCTTGTTGTAGTGAGTTACGGAACCCTTCAGACATATCAACGTCTTGACCTAGGGCTTGCGCTGTCTCCAGCAAGATATCCTTAAACCGCTGAGTCGCCATACCAGCATTTTCAACTGATACCCAGTTTTGAGTATTCATCTTACCCATTTGCAGAGCTTGTTGTACACCGAACTGTAATGACCGGTTAAATCCGTCAGTTGAAGCACCAGCAGATGCCGCCAAGTTACCCCAACCCTTAAGGGCCGTAGTTGACTCTTTAAGACCTACACCGGCGTTTACGAATTGTGCCAAAGACCCGTGCATTTGCTTAACCGAGTATTTGGTTGTTTCTGCATAGTGTTGCAGGTCATCGAGAGACTCTGTAATATTACCCATCTCAGACTTACCGAGTGCGGCAACCAGCATATTTACTGAGTTAATCTTATCTTCAAACTGTCCGAAACCTTGTTTAACTGGTGCGATAGCGTTCATAACACTACGACCAAGATTTGTAGCAATGGACAGACCGGCTTGAACCGCAGATGCCGCAATATTACCTAGTGCAACCGTAGCGATAGATTGTAGGAAACTAAAACCTTGTCCAGACTGTTCTACACGATCGCCCATTTCCTCAATGGCCTGAGCGGCCTGTTGTGTGCCACTAGATACAGGAGAAATAAATCCTAATACACTAGAGGCAAAGGTGCCGAACCCACCAGTAGTCCTGGTTAAAGAACCTGCTACTTTATCGAAAGCTCCGATAAACACATCGCCAATTTTAGGCGCCTTATCCATAAGCTCAATTAGAGACTTAGAGAGGTTCTTGGCAGATTTCTCGATATTGGTAAAAGTAGATTTACCATCAGATTTACTTAGGCCTTTGTCTAGAGCTTCAAGTGAACTCAAAGACTCCTTCAGACCTTTCTTGAACTGTTCGTTATCAATACCGAGTTTGATAAGACGTTCTTCAATTACTTGTCTACTCAACTATTTTTTCCACCTCCCTCATGACCTCTCTTGATATATCATCCACAATTGGCCCTACAAAATTGTTAGCAGGTACATAACCACCAGTACCGGTACCATGCCCATTAACAATTAAAACGACCAATGGTGTTCCATCCGATACTTTCTTTGAATTAGAATAGTATAAATTTAAACCATTTTGACTTTTTTCGACTTCCATGTCCCATGACGAAGCTGTACTACCTGAACGCTTAGGAGTCGTAGATATTAGCCGGCTAAGACCCCTAGAGCCAATCCCATTTAGTCTAGCTTCAGTCTTATGCATAGACTCAGCATTGGACAAAGAAGATTTAAGGTTAGATTTTCGGCGGACGGAAGTTACCTTTATTCGCATTTAATCTAGCCTCCTTCATTTGTTGTATCTTGGCTAGACGTTCTTGGTTAATACGGTCGTATTCAGCCAAGGTCTGCGCCTCTGTTTGTTTCTTCTTAGGAGAGTTGAGCTCACCTATTACATTAAGAAGAGTCAATAGTCTATGTAGGTTCCAGGTTTCACATTCAAACGGTATACGAGCATTGGCCATATAAGCGTATATTACTTCCGAGGTCATAATCATACCTTGTTTATTACCCTGGTCATTCTGCTTAATAGTTGTCGCTGTAGGATTGTCGTTCAGATACATGGATAGTTGAATTACAACATCTTCTGTTAAGTCCGAATAATCAATATCATCTTCACACATTAGAATAAAGTAGTCATAAAGCTCTCCAGTGGTCTTTTCTTCTCGAGTTAGAAAAGGCTTACGATAGATTGACTCCCATTCGGTTAGTGTTTTAAGACTATGTTCGAAATGTAACGTCTTCCCTGGTTTAATAAAGAACTGATTTGTCTCTTCGTTAAAGAACTCCCGATCAGGAGTATCTATAATCAACATAAATATACCTCCATCGAGATAAAAACAAAAGAGAGGCGTAATTTTTTACGCCAAACCTTTATTTCTTCTTGAGTTTAGAAACTTTCTCAGGAACAGTTCCTTTATTTGGGTCGCCAACCAAAGTGCCAAAGAATTTCTGAGTTTCTTTTCCGCCTTCAGCTACGTCTACCATCATGCTAACCATAAGCTCCGAATATGCCTCAGAGTTTACGAAGTCTTCCTGAAGCTTCTTATCTTTACGGAAAGTACGTCCGTCTTCTGATGAACGTTCACCGTATGCCAATTTAAGGACAGACTCAATAAAGTCAAAGATTTCATCCACGTCTTCACGAGCAGTCATCTCTTTAACATACTCATCCCAATCCTTTTTAGCACGTCCCATAATACGCAAAATTTCATCTTTACGCAAGTGGAACCAAAGTTCTTCTGTTACCTCTTTGCCATCAAGCAAGTTTGCGTACTTCACTGTTCTTGAAATCATTATCTATACTCCTTTTGAATTCATTTTGAAATTTTCAGTACCGACATGACCTTAGTCGTCCAACCCCTATCCCGTACTGATTAATTAGCTAGTTACCCTGCAGTAAGACCCAGGATTGTGAATACTTCTTCTGGTTTTGGAAGAGTAGCTTCGCCACTTTCGTCACCATAAAGTTTCTTCTCAAGATCTGCAAGTTTAGTTTTGTCAACAAGCGTGCTGTTGATTTCGATATGGGCAGTCGGTTTCATACCAGCTACAGAAGTTGGTACTGTATCGAAGTCCCATGAGAATTCCAGCGCATCTGGTGACTCGTTGATTGTTTGATATTCCTTACTTGATACACCAGCAGATGCAGAGTAAACCAAGTGAAGGATATAGCCGTGGTCAAGACCTTCAGTATCGTTACCAATACGAGTACGGTAAGAAAGACCGAAGTCTGAACGAGCTTGTCCTGATACAGTTACACCAGCAAGTGCTTTAGGTGTTCCACCAGTTGACATAGGTGAACGTTTACCTTGACATGCATTCCACTCTTGTGGATAAGTGTAAGCAGAGATTTGACCTTTGAAACGTTCTTCTGAACGCAAGTTAAGGTACTTCTTGTTGTTAGCATATTTCGCAGTAGACTCAGCGCCTTCTGGTGATTCTGATACTTTAGTCAGACCATTCCACGCAACACCTTTGTCATAAGTACCGTCAGATTTTTTCAGATAGAGGACACCTTGATCCACACCATTTTCAAATAAGCGTTTAGTATCCTCATCCCATTTAAGCATTACCATCTAGTAATTTCCTCCAATAAAATTAAGCTTCTGAGAATTCGCCAAACGCATTAATACGTTCACCGTTCTCAACATTACCACATGCAACATAGCGACGTTCGCCACTTTCTGCACCAACATATGAAAGCCAACGGTATCCGTCAGCGTCCATCCAAGAGTCATATACAAATGACATCTCAGGCGTATACAAAGCTACAATATCGCCTGTAAGGCTTGGAGTTTTGCGTACATTTAGACCTGCGACCTTAACCGTAAACTTACCAACTTCGTCGTGATTAACAACTTCGTCAGCAGGTGTGATTGGTTGAGGTGCGATAACAGGTTCTGGCTGAGGTGTATCTGAATATGGTGGATAGAACCATCCAACGATACCAGTGAAGTCACGAGTGTTGTAACGAGCAGGAGCACCTACATAGAGGGCGTCCCAGTTACCATCAATGTTTTGTTCAATAGTAGACATAGTATAGCCGTCAGAGTCTTCGATAACGAGACCTGTATGTCCATAACCATGTTCCGCTACCGCCATAACAAAGATAGCACCACGACGAGGATTAACCCCGACTGCATCATAAACAACTTCGTAACCTAGGCTAGCCGCAGAGTCGAGCAAGTCGATAGCGTTACCCCAAAGAATTTTACCGAAGTAAATTTGGGAGATACTGTTTGGTAGGTCTACACATTGTGTACCCCAAGAACCGTCAGCATCGGTACCAATACCTTGATCTGCTAAACCGCGAGCATATTGAATTACTTCATCAACTGTTGCCAAATTATATCTTCCTTTCTATTCGTAGATCACAAACACTTTGTGATAGAGACCGTTTACTTTATACTCAGTTCTGAAATCCGAATACATGAAAGCGTTAGGGATTTTAGTAAATACTTCATCGGCTTCGCTCTTAGAAATATAGACGAGTTTATAATTAACCCGTGTGATATAATTCTTATTGTTAGCCTTCTGAGTATCGACATCTTCCCGTGTCACAATACATGCAGGGTATTTCAACTGAATATTTTCTGGTGGTGTAAAGTAAACATTAGGACAAATCTCATCTTTTATCTTAAGAAGTACTTGTTCTCTTGTTTTCATTCTTTCACCTTAACCAATTCTTCATAGAAAGACTTAAAGTCCTTAAACTCTGTACCAGTCCAAACTTGAATATCGCCATCTTTAAAGACTAGTGCATATTTACTCAGAGAGTTTTCCAACCCTTCTTGATAATCCTGTAGTCCAAGCTTAGATAAAGCTTCGAGTTTTAATTCATTTTGACTTTTTTGAGTAGCAGAAGTAACAACCTCAGCTAAACGTTCTTTGAGTTCGGAAATCTCCATGTCCTCAATAGTCAAAACCACACGAGGCGGATACGGACGAATACTTCCGACTTTGTAATAAGATCCCATATACAAGATATGAGAAATCCTATTCACACGGTCGGTTGAATCGTTCATTAGTGAAACGTCGAACTTCAACTCAGTCTTAGTGTTTTGGTTGATTGAGCTTCGGTCTTCTACGTTAAAAGATTTAGAAGAAATCTTAGCGGTTATAAGGGGTGATACCGTATATTTATACTCATGCACCCCTACGCTAATTTCTTCAGGCTCTTTAGAACGGAAGATAAGTCGAATTCCAGCTTTTGTCATTGTATTACCTTCCTATCTACCAGCCGCGCTTATTCAGCTTTCTTTGGTTTCTTTGGTTTTGGAGCTGTTTCAACTGTTCCGAGTTTCTTCTCTTCTTCAGTCATATCAGCATTGTTTACAGCTGCATCATAATCTACAGCCTTAGCGCCAATACCTTTCACTTCAGTTGGGTCAGTTTGAACTGTCCAAGTTGGTTTAGTCTTAAGACCAGTAGAATCAAAGTTCACAGCAGTTTCCTCAGTTGCTTCTGGATCAGTTACCTTAACAACGATAAATGATTTAGGAGTAACGATAGCGCCAGACAGACGAGCATGCATCAAGTATTTATGTTGCATGAAGTCGATATCAAAGCTATCGAATGTAGCGATTTGTCCATTTGGAGACATACCGAATTGGTAGTCAGCCAAGTTACCGATTACGAATGTTCCTTGAGGAAGCGCACGGTATTCTACTACGTCTTCACACATAAAATAAGCTGCGATGTTAGCATTACCAGGTACTTGGTTGTTGTCCATTGATGGCGCATACAAGTAACGCCCATTACCATCTTTCAACGTCTTCAACTTAGCCAAGTCAAATGGGTTGATGTAAAGTGATGGTTTACCAGAACCTTGGTATGCTGGGAACGCTTTCTTAATAACGTCATCAACTGCAGTCTTGAATGTAGCAGATGTGATGTTGATTGTGAACAATGGGTGGTCCTTAAGGATCGGGCGAATATGAAGTTCGCTAATCTTTTCAGGGTTACGTTTACCAGTAGAAAGAGTCAAGTCACGGCCATCTGAAAGGAAAGCAGCTTTAACAATTTCTTCTTTGAATTTAGCAGTTTGAACTTGTTGGATAAAGTTTACAGCCGCAAATCCACCATCTTGCAAGTCAATCAAGTCATCATGGTCGATTGTTTCGCGACGGTGAATAGAGCCGGGAGTAGTTTCACGGAAGTAAACTTCTTCGATAGAGTCCAGAGTTTGGTTACCTTTGATGTAGCCACGAGCACGAGCTTCATCTTCGGTCAAGTTAGCGAATAAATTCTTAACGCGTGGAAGTGGTGATTTACCAAATTGACCCATGATCTTATCGATGTTTAATCCACTTGGGTTGTAAACATTCAGTCCACCATTAGTAGCTGGTTGCGGGAACAGAGTTTCCATACCAACCAAACCGTGTTGGATAGAGTCTTCACCCAATACACCATTGGCACGCAATACACCTGCGAGAGTAGAAGCGTTGCCGGAAATTGCGCTATGTAACAGAGTGTCAAGTTCCTTGTGATCTACAGCTGCAGCGCCTTGGAATTGGTTATGTTTCAAAATATCTTCTCCTTCAAAAATTGAATGTGACACGGACTCTCCTGCATCTGCAGAATCATCTCCTTCAGAATAACCGTCTTCAGACTCAAATCCATCTTCATCGGAATCATAATCAGAGTCATCATCTTCTTCATCGAAATCAGTGTCTTCATCAAGACCGTTGATTTCTAATTCATTTTGAGCTTCTTCATCTTCCTCAGCATCAACAGCTTCGGCGATGTCTTCCACAACACCGTTGACCAATGTTGCTAATTCTTCATCAGTAAGCCCTTCTAAAAGTTCTTCGTATGAACGAGACATCCGTCCCTCCTTTTCTTCGTCGACCTCTTCATCAGAATCGTCTGAGTGAAGAAGAACCTGCGTGAGACCAGTATAGATGGTCGCACGATCGCTTTCATACTCTTCAGTCCCGTAAGCGCTATGGAGCATAACATGTTCAATAACAGCACCAGGGTTTGCACCCTTAAGAACTAGACTTACTTCATAGATTTCTCCATGGATAACGTCATTACCGTTCTTACGGATTCCGCGAGCCCCAATAGACATAGCGTTTAAATCACCATGTTTAAGGAGTGTGCGAGTATCCTGAGCGTGGTCTGTATCATTAAGATAACCATACCCATAAACACCCTCATCGCGGTGCTGAAGAATCATATACCCCAATACATTTGAGGGACTGGAGTAATCGTGTTGCCATACAATAGGTACTTGAGCGCCATTACTTTGTCGGAAAGCATCATGACGAATTGTCACACCATCCGAACAACGAATGTCGTTCTTAGTTACCCATCCGGCGAAATCAGCCTTTTTTCGCAACTACTTTTCCTCCATAAAATTTTATACATCCAATGGGTTACCGTATTCATCTACAGGATTTCCTTCAGCGTCAACATATCCACCTTGTCCATCATCATAGATTTTAGGATAACCTCCTTGGGTTGTACCATCATAACCACCTAGACCCATTAAATCGGTACCTGTTGAGATATTCTTATTAAAGAGCATATCGCCGATACGACTTGGGTGAGGTGCGCGACCTAGCATTGCACGAATTTCGTTCGATGTAAATATCGCATTACGAGCAAAGAGGTCTGCCGCAGTACCTAGTTGTTCAACTGGTAGCATACGGAATGGGTCACGGTAATACTGGATTACCTGCCCTTGAGTTCGAGCTGTCTTAGTTAGGAAGATACGGTTAATACCGTCAACGATAGTTTGCAGTACCGGGTCAACTGCTCTATGGTAATAGAGATTTAGTTCGGCCTGACTCGCAGTACCATCTAAGACTTTGGAAGAAATACCAACTTGGTTATAGTAATCCTGTTGAAGCTTACGAATGTCGTCCACAAGGTTGTTATTGATATTACCACCTGTATGGATAAACTTCTCATTAGCATCGAGGGTCGCTATACCAAACTGACTATCCGCCAATTCTTTTTCAAGCTGAGTCTTACGACTCTTAGCCTGTTCCTGACGTAAGCTACTCTTTGTGGCATATGGAATTTGAATAAACCCGTTAAGTTTACCAGCCGCCACTGCCTTATCTTGAGAGTACATTAAATCCATCTTCTGCTCAAGTAATTTAAGCGTTGAGTTACGGTCTTTGAGTAGACCGATAAGAGGAGACTCTAAGATAACAATCGACTGTTTAGACAATGTCAAGTCTTGTTCTAAACCATTTTGATCATTATAGACTTTAACCCGAACAGCACGAGGATACCATTGAGTAATCTTACCAACACGCATTGATAAGATATCGTAGGAACCATCATCGTTGGGTTTTGACGTTGTGTCGACGGGGACAATTGCAACAACACCTTCTTCTAAAAGAGACCAGGCCACGTCATAGATAAATGCGCGACCCGTTTGGTCGATATTGGCCGATGTCGTCAAACAATTGATCAGACCTGAGTCGACAGAAGTCTGATTACCGTCTTCTTCGTTGATCTTTAAATGTTTAAAGTCAACCATAGCGACATCAAGAGAAATCATAGAGATAATACTATTGATTAGGTCTTGATGTTTGAATGTATAACCACGGAGCGCACCTGATGGCCGGCCAATACCTGAGCCGGAAACCAAGTCAGGGTCATAATCAATACCATTGTTGGTTGACATGAATGCGTTCCATGACCCTAGAGGGTTATTTACCATCCTACAAGAATGCCTCCTTATTCCGTTTATAGGCAACCCAAGCATCCATCAATGCTGCGACGTTATCGATTTTCTCATCGCTACGCATCTTGGATAACTTATAGTTACCATTGTTGTCTTGGATAACAACGGCGTTACCCATAGCATACTTCATAAGTTCCTCAAAGAATATGAGGTCTCTAGAAGTTGCCATATTCTTAATCTCACCTAAAGGTACAGACTCAGTTCTTACACCTTGTCGTACCACTTCTACTCCAACATCACCATTTTCCATAGTCCAGCGGTCAATGAATTCAGCCGCGTTGTATGGGTCATAGCCAAATGATACGATAGTCCATTCCATCTCTTCGATATAACGTTCTACATCATCGTAGACCATTTCCCAATCGAGATAGTTGCCTGGCATGATTATTAAAGTACCCTCAGCTACAAGCTGGTCATACTTAGCTTGCGTTGCCGAGTTTAAACGTAGATATTTAACCTCAGATACATAAGACCTTGTCTGAACACCATATCGACCTCGCCCCAAAGGAACTAGCCAAGTAAATGCCCAGAAGTCATCACCTTGAGAGGCGTCCATACCCATAGATACTTCCATACGCCTGAAGTTCTGTCTTCGATGAAGCTCAGTTTCTTCAAATGTAAAGAAGTATGTTGTACCTTCAACCGGGATACCAAACCGTTTAGCTAGGATATCATTCCGGTTTGCTGGGGAATATTCCGCACGTCTTACATCACGTTGGTACGCTTCATAAGAAACTGTAATACCGATGTTAGGGCAAGCCTTCATCCACATATCTGGATTACCTACTTCAGTCACATCATCTAAACGGTAATACCATATAGAAGTATGAGGGTCTTCGTATTCGCCACGTAAGATGGCTAAGAGCTCACGCTTAATAGAGTCCCCAACCGAGTCACGAACCGTACCCTCTGAGGATACCGCTAAGATAAGATAATCATCAATACCGTCTTTAGAAGCCGATTGTTCAAGAGCACCAATTACATCTTCTTTGATGTCGCCAGACAACCATTCGTCGACTGTAGCATATTTGGCACGAGAACCTTGAAGCTTTTTAACCGTCATTGGTTTAACTTCCAAGATAGAGTTAGTTAGACGATTAACAATACCGTCCTTAGTTACAGCCAGCTGAGACTGGGACTTCTGCGTCCTAGCCTTATTTCGCCCTCTTGTGAGTACACGAAATAAAGGAAACCCTTCGTTGGAACTCCCTGCCCTAGTTATAGCGGTCGCAAAAGGGTATAATACTTCCTCTGCTTGTGCCATAGTAGGGGCCGTTGTAACTTGTTGGGTAGAATTGGTATCCATCACTAAACCAAAGGCATGATGAAGCGTAGCATATAAAGACTTAGCGTTACCCCGGGCTACAATAAGATATTGCTTATTCCGAAGTCTGCGCTTATGTCTAATCATTTTGAATTTTCCGGTTTGAGGGTCGTAGACCTTCTCTTCTTTAAGTTCAAACCACGCCAATAAATCCTCAGCCCATAATCTAAATGTTGGGAGTAGGGTTAGAGGTCGACCGTCTACCAAGGTCATCTCGTTCTCACAGAAATCAATAAAACCTTGTATGGCATCTGGGTCGTAATAATAATTAGGATTGGCGATATCCGCGTCGATACGGTTCATTTGCATCGAGATTTCACGACATACAGGAATCTCTCCACGCAGTACAGCGTCTCGAAATCTACCGTACTCGACAGGAACCGCGGTATTGCTTAATACCACTTGTTAGACTCCTTTTGTTTAGAAATTATAGATTAATATTTATATTTCTTGAATTTAGGCTTGTTGCCATTTGAAGCATCGACTTCTTCAACAGTCCGACTATAAGAAGAACGGTTTCTATCACCTTTCTTCAGCGCGGCTTTATGTTTGTTATTCATATCAACTTTACGCTGGTCGTCCTTTTGCAACCCTTGTAATCTACGGATTTCTTTACCAGATGCACCGCGTTTGATAGCATTTTTTATAGCCTCTTCTCGCATCTTAAGATTGTAATTATAAGATTTACTATCTTGTTTTGCTCTAGCTTCAGCTATGGTCATCTCAGCAGGCGATATACCAGGGGTGGCGCCTTCACCTTTTTTACGCCACTTCATACCTTTCTTACCATAATGCAAGAGAGTATCTTCTGAAACACCAGAATGTTTTGTAGGTTTGTTATAGAAACTAAGAGCTTTTTCAGATTTCGCATTAAGTTTTTTATTCTTCTTCTGAAGCTCATCAATCTCTTTTTGGATCTTGGCACGTTTTTTCTTTGTTTTTTCAGCGTATTTACCGCTTGTTGGGCCAGTCATTGATTCATATAACTTAGAAAGACGCTCAGTGTTTTTGTTAAACTCTTGAGAATGTGGAGCAGATTGCATAGCGGGAGCCAATCCTGCCATACCTACTCCCTGTGCACCTTCACCCTTCTTTTTCCACTTCATACCCTTCTTGCCATAATGTTGAAGGATGTCTTCATTAGATGGAATGTAGACCCCGTTAATAATTTCACCCATATTTACTCCAAAATGATTAATTGCACCCTTCTTCCATTTGTTTGAAACAATACCATCAGAAAAGGCGGGACCGCTTCCGCTAAAATCCCAAGACGGTTTACTATATCGTTTAATATTAGAAGACATGGTCTCTTTTCCGCTTGAATCCTTAACTGTATATGAGGTATGTTCATGATTATTTATAGTAGAGATAATCGACTTACGAACGTTGGGATCTATCTTATCCTTACGATAACGGGACGGTGCCGATGATTTAAATAATCGTTTTCCGGCTCCTTGTTGAGAGTTATACTCGTCATACTTCCTCTTACCATAAATCCCAAGTGATACTCCCGTAGTTGCTCCGCCTATAGTCGATAATGCTGAGGGTAAAGCGGCATTTACCGCAGCATTTGCTGCATTTTGAACACCAGCAAAGGACGCGCCTTTTGCGATAGCTCCTAATACGGCATTATCTGCAGCCGGTTGTAATATATTATTGATAGCAACTTGCCTAGATATAGCAAAAGCGGTTCCACCACTTGGGCCAACCAAACCAGTAGTAGCAAGGGCTCTACTAATCTTACCATCCTTATTATATTTAGATCTGCGAGTAGGATCCATTCCTTTACCGGAATAAGACGCCGTATCATATCCTCGAAGTTTGGAGTTTTTCTGTTGTCTAGACTCTGCTTCTTTAAGCTGTTTAGAATAATCGGAATCTGAAATACGACCTTTTCGATGGTCTTTATTTAGACTATTAACCTCTTTAAACAGACGCTGACTTTCTTTCTTAAGTCCGCTCTTACTGTCTGATGAGTTAGAAGTAAGTTTATTTAAAGAAGTTTTATTCCCTTTTGTTCCATAGTTCAAGACATTTGCTGCTTTTTCGATAGCCATGGAATCTTTATCTGTACCGAGAGTACGATCTTTAAGAATTTTATTATTTCTAATAATAGTCTTAATGTCTTGCATAGCTGCCGAATTATGAATTTTTGGGTTATATTTAACGCCGCCTTTTGTCATAACAGAATTGATAGATTCGCTTTCAGCTAAGATATTATTATCTCTTAATCTACCATGCTTCTGTAGCTTATCGAAAGCTTTTACGACACGGCGTGTTCCGCGGACGGCTTTATTAAATGCCCGTTTGTTTGGGTCGCCGAATATATGCCTACCCCATTTCATACCCTTACGACCAGCGTGCTGGATCATAAATCGGTTCTGAATAGTTTCTGGGATATATACATCGATGCCACCCACATTAACGGACTGTGTGAATTTAGTCATAGTTGTTGGTACATCCTTAAACGCTTTAGCCCATTCTTGTTTCTTCTTGAAAGCCTCAATAGCATCTTTTGCTGCTTGTCCGGATTTACCATTACCAACAACACTTGATGGCACCTTAGAGTATACATCTAATGCGGCGGAGGCTGCTTTACCAACAAAAGCAAGACGAGCTTGTTTCTTTTTCTGTAGAGCTTCTCTCCGAGCTTTCTCGGGAGCCTCTACTAGTTCTTTAAACTTCCTTTCTGCTTCCAAGCGAGCGATCTTAGACTTTAGAGCCTTGGTTGACATATTATCACGGCTGCGATACATATCAAGAAATTCTGCTTCTCGCATACGCTCATCTACAGATTTGCGAAGTTTCTTAGGGATTTTGACGTTTTTAGGATCAGCGTTCTTGTCGCGTCTAAAGCGACCACCAGAACCAGTACGTCTCCTCCCGAAAATATTCATACCCCACTTCATACCCTTACGCCCGGAATGGTGGAGTTCATTAGATGTCAAGTTTGACAAGTTCTACCTCCCATCTAGCACGAGTGAGATTCTCATCCCGAGCCTCTTTTAATGCGGTAAGAACGGATGCTTGTGGTGGGTCATAAGATATGAGAGCCGAGATACAAACATAGTTCTTAGCAAAGGTATTGTTTCTAAGGCGTTCCTTAATCCCTTCAGCCAAATCCATATGACCGTAGAAAAACTCTGCCCAAGTTAGATTAGGTTCGGCGATAACACTAACATTATGACCAATCCCGTTCTGAACAAGAACACCAAGCGCAGCATCAATCGCCACACCCAGTTGAGTCTTAACTACATGATTTGAATTCGGTTCGGAATCATGTAACACCCCGACGAAGTTGAGTACGTCTTCATAGATAGTAGTCATAAACTTCATCCTTACCACAATTTTGTGTCACCCGGTTTACGTTCGACCCACGTTTGATACTCCTTTTGATCGTAGTGGATACGCTTATGGGTGCTGTCAGAGACCGTAATCAGTCCGTCAGGATCGAAGCAATTCTCGGTCAAGTTTTCTATGTCCTCCTTAGTTAGCGGATTCATATGGTGAACCGTAATTGGCCCGTCCACAAACAATTTCCGAACACCAAGGTCTTGAGCTAGGTCTCTGCGTATAATCGCGGCACGACATTGTTGCCATGCATGAGACTTGTAGAACTGATTAGATATTTCTCTCGGAGCTTCATGATGTACACCACGAAGTCTTAGATAGTTTAGCCGCTCAGTATAGGACTCAAGTTTGGACATTTCTTTATAGGTGAGTCTATTGCTCATAGAATTCACCCTCAATGACTTCTGCCGGCTTACCAGAATATCCTTGGAACGCCTTGTATGCTTGTTTGAAGTCAAGTTCAGATTCCTGGTCGCTACGGATCAAATCGATACGTGCTTGCAGTAACTCTGCTTGTAATTCCAACTGCTTACGTTCAAGACGTGCCTTAGGACTTGCTTGGTTTAGCCAGTAGACAATCTCAGAGGCCGATGCTGTTCCTTCCTGAAGACGCTTTTCCGATAGACCCATAGCGAGTTCCATCATTTGCAATTCACGCTGTTCAGGCGAACGTGCAGGTCTGTAGGCTCTCTGGTTATCGAATTCAGCTACTTCATTCGTCATAGTTATTCAGCCTCTCCTTTCTTCCGTGGTGCGACCGCGTCGGGTTCAACGATATAAGGTTGGTTCATAACATAACCTTCATCAGTTTGAAGCCATTCGTCTCCAACACTCACGACAACTATACGTTCATCACGCTTAGCCAATCGTACAACATTGTCCTCTGCTTGATCAGGGGTTGAACGAATGAATACCCCGGCAGGTGCTACAACTTTATAGGTAGTTTTTGCTGCTGCCACGATAGATCTCCTCTCTTTCTTTATCATTAGAACCCTTTTTCATAAGTTTTGGACTCCAACAGACCGACTTTAGGTGAGTTTTCAGAACACCTATCAGTCCTGTCTAACAAGTCTTCCAAGCATGATTGTGAAAGGAGCCAAAGTCAACCACACTCTTACACCCAATCCTAGAATCAGCCTGTCGGAATCCAAAACCATTTTGAAAAAAATCGCAACGGGGGATTTTTTGATACCAGCCCCGATGCTAAAGAGGGAGGCCCGTAAAAGGCACCCCCCCGGGGGTCTAAAGTTTTATTTCATCTTCATCTTCATTAAGAAACTCAAGATCTTCTTCATAATCTTCAGGTTTTGGAACTAATTTAATGTTTCCGAAGATGTTTTGCTCTAGTATCGAAGACACTGCTACCGACCAGGCATGTTCGTAGTCTTCAATTGAACTTTCATTCAACATTGGCATGAGTGATGCGATGTAAGACTCAAGGTTGTAACCATGATCGATGTCCCAACGTCGCCATTGCTCGTACTCTGTCCAAGGACTGAATGGATTGTCTTCTGTTGTTAGCATGAGCTTCTCTCCTTTCTATGTTGTACTGTAGTGATAGTGACAACATGATGTATCATACATAGTAGTGGTAGACCCACATACTTCTATTCAGCTTTGATCTTACCAATAGTAGAACTACTTACACCTAAAGCTTCTGCTACCTGACTAATAGTATAGCCATTAGCAAGCAGGGCCTTAGCTTTACTTTTACGAGCTTCAGTCATCTGTTTGTTAGCTCTTGGTGTAGCAAGGGACTTAAGCTGGCTATCATCCATAAAGGATACCAGTTCTTTCAGTAGAGTACCCGATACAGCATTAGATTGTACTGCATCCCACTCGTCATCTGTAATAGTGACGGGGGTTCTTTCAGCCCCTACCATTGACCTTGCTTTGTTCAAAGCTTGTTGCTTGATACGAGAGATCTCATCCTTCTTCAGAACTTCATCCTCTGATCTACGAGCAATCTCTGCCTTACTAGATACCTCAGCCATACGCTGGGCTTGACGTTCCTTGATACGGTTAATCTTTACTTGGTTGACCTTATCTTTCATAGACAGTACTTCTTCCGCATAGATCTTAGCCGCTTTAGGATCACGGGCTGGCATCTTGATACCACTCATTTCTGAGTCGACCTTATTCTTAAAGGCCTTGAGTTCATTGATGTAGTCCGCGTAATGGTGCTCCGTCTTAGTTGCGTTAGGCCCAAGGAATACATTAGCATCCTTCACCATGTTGACTAAATAGGTCTCCTTCTTATTACGCCATACCATCTTAGTACCACCCGACTTAGATTTAGGGTCGGGTACTTCTACTTGATACCCGTCAGTAATAACGGATTGTTTATGGCGGGATATAATTGTGGAGGCGGAGGTATATTCTTTACCCGGCGTCAAATCTTTTTTCAACTTATCCGGGTCGATTACTTTATCTACCCTACGAGTCTTAGGATTATATCGCTCGAGGTCGCCATACTTAACCTTATCAACGTGGGTCATATACCGTTTCATTAATGCGTCGATACCATTCTCTTCAGCAGAGCGCTTATAATTAAGCTTATGTTTCTCAGCATCAATAACAACCATTGAATGTTTTACAGCACGCGCAATCTCATTTGATGGTGCGCCTTGTAATGTCATATCAGTAATGAGGTTTGATACAACACCCATGAGTGTTTGTTGATAACGTTTTGTAATTGGTGTAAATGTACCAGGCTTATCTGCATACATATTAGGGTCGAAGTTCTTAAGTTCTTTAAGACTATCCCGACTCTTGAATTTCCCTTTATTATTAGGGATAACATATGCAGTATCGCCATCGAAGTCAGCCCCAGACATTTTAGAAGCGACCTTCGGATGGATACCGATAGCATCAGGACTGTCCTTAGAAATCATCTTACGAGCTACACTATTATTATTTACAGTAAGCTCAGGGATTTCAAAGCGTCCACCATGAGGATAACGAATAAGGACAACCTTCTCACCATTCTTATAATTAGGAGCATATACTTCATTCTCCTTCATATCAGGTACTGGTAAGATAACGTGGCCTTGGAAACCTTTAGGTGCGGCAGCCTTCATATGAACCTGCTTAGACTCAAGGTCAGATACAAACGACTCCATCAACTGTTTCTTGATAACAGGGTTAGTAACTTTCTGAATACTTTCATACTCGTCTTGTACCTGCTTCATAGTTGCTTTAAGACGTTCATGTACCACGGTTGTAGGCTGTTTAGAAAGGAACTGAGCAGATAAAGCTTTAGACCAACTACCCCAATCACCTTCCTCATTTACGATATTAACCGAACCAATTTGAGGAACCTTATTTCCAAACCGGTCTTTAACTCCAGGTTTATAAACAGGATTACCCTTAGCGTCTACAAGCGTATTCTGGCGCTTTACAGTGGCTCCAAACGGGTTTGGGCCATCGATAGGGGCACCACCTTCAGGATTCTTCTTAAGCTCTTTAAGGACTTCCTGAGGCGTCTTATTGGCTGTCTTATTGGTATTAAAGATAATATCGGTTCCTTTAGGAATTCCTTTGAACATTTCCTCAGTACCATATAAAGCCATACCCTTAAGATAATGAGTATCGCCTACAGCAATACGAACCTGAGCATATGACGCTTTACCAAGATTTAAATCTTTAACGCCAGGACGTAAGAACATTGCTCCGTCCATCATAGCTCCGTCGTCATTTGTCCCATGACCCTTCTGACCTTCAGGAATAGCGTATCGAATATGTACTCTATCCCATCCAATAGACTTAGGACGCTCCATTTGTTGGAACATACGGGCGTCGCCATTGATTGCGAACTCTTCAACAGGGCGAACTTTATCCATATTCTTATAGATTTCGCTCCGTTCAACCCCTTTTTTGGTCAAAACCTTAACTGGTGTCGAATTATTCTTGTCTGTAACCTGCGCAATACGTAGATTATGTACTTCATATTCGCCAGATTCGACCAAAGCATTGAGTCCAGACTTGAGTTTTTCCTTGGAGATACCCATCTGAATCTCTACACCCTTGCCGACATCGATGTATTTTGACCGTTTTACAGCATCTTTTAGAGTGTCTGCGACCGCTTCAGTCTGCACTCTTTGTGCTCTAGCTGACTTATTTGGGTTCTTAATTTCATCCAAATAGTTACGAACAGTCTGTCCAGTAGTCCCAATTGTCTTGGCAATATCGTCAATAATCATACCTTCGGACTGCAATTTTGAAATCCGTTGCATGTTATATTGCTTCAATTCTTCCTTGGCAATCGTTACTTTTGAACGATAAACTGTCGTTGAAAGACCCATTTGTTTTGCAATTTCATTGTCCGATAAACCGCGTTTTTTCATCTCATCACGGTCTTCAATGAACTTATAATTCTTCGGCAAATGCAAAGATGGGTCCCAAGGATAACGTCCAGACTTACGTTTTACCCCATAATGTTTGAGGATAATTTCTCGTCCGACATCCGAAAGTTGACTCAAATCATTAACGATTTCATCTTCATTTCCGAAGACATTTCCGAAATCCAATGCGTAATCCTCCTCAAAAATCTTAAAAATACCCAAATCACTAGCATGTCGTATAAGGCCATATAAGGCCCGTCACAGCATTTTAGCCCAAAGATGAACTATTTACCGGACAATAACGTAAAACGCGATACAGGGCGAATATGGGCCTCTGAGGGCTATTACAGCGCCTCTAACTTCCCAAAACTGAGAAAAACCCATAAAAACTATAAAAATACATACCGAAATGATATATAAGCTTGAAACCACCTAGGTCTAGTATATGCGAGAAAGTACAAACTTCACCAACACTTGATTGGGTAAATTGGCTGTAGCGAGACCATCGGAACATCATACCCGCTACCCATTTACATCATGTTTATGAAACACACTTTTATCACGAACATGTAGCTTGCTGCTAGTACCACATGTCTAACCAAAATTAAAAATAGGAGATTAACCATAGCCGGGGAAAAATAAGAACACCCAGCCGGAACACTTTTGAGGTGATGTTGCAGGAAATGACAGAAACTGCAACTTTTATTATGAGCAAATAATTCAGAAAGGGAACATTTGTAAGGAGGTTTAACAATGCCTATGTTATGACGCTTACCCAAACAAGTAAAAACTTTACTCACACTCACCCAGACCTAAGCGGTTTGAAGCTTATATATCAAATCGTACCTCACAATCCCAAAATCACAAGAATACTAAAATAAATATGTATTTTTACTAAAAACTAACAAAAATAACCAAAATCGCACAATTTGTCCAAAAACATAGATTTTCCTATAATATTAGACTTTTGTGCCACTTTTTCCCAAAATCCCCAAAATCCCACGGTTTTTTCAGAAACTTTTTATATATATTGATTAAAAATACTTGTTTATTATACCATTTTTTATACTTTTAAGATTATAGTTCCCGTACGCGCGAGACTATTAAAAATAATATAAATATATATAATAAAACAACATAATACCATACAACCCTATAAACCCTATAAAAGTCATATAAAATCTAATTAATATATTTAAAACTTTTCTGAAAAAACCGTGGGATTTTGGGGAAAACTATAAAATTATAGCAAAAATACCCCAAAAACAGGCCAAAATGACCCCTTTTTGCTCAATTTGCCCCTGACAGCTCTCACCCATTTTCCCCAAGTTCAATCTGGGGATTTAACAATTTTTCTGGGGAAAACCGTGGGAAAACACCAATTTCCCCAACTTTACCAGAGTTTTGAGCCACGTTTTGAGCCACTTTTTCGACGTCTGAAAACATCTAAAAATCACGCCAAAAACTAGTCCAAAATACTATAACATTATAGCAAAAATAGGCCTAAAAAAGTGGCTCAAAACGTGGCTCAAAATACCCCCTGATTTGGGGAAATGGCCCAAAAACAGCACTTTTCCCCAACTTTTTTGGCAAATCCCCAAGTTCGATTTGGGGAAAATTGGGGAAAATCCGGGGTTTTGAGCCACTTTTTGTCAGGGGCAAATTAGCCGAAAACGACAAATGTAGAATGAAAATCGACCAAAAATAGCTAATTTTTCCTATAATATCAGACCGATTCAAGCTCTACCAGAACTTAAATGGCTTGATTTCGGCCTCTTTTTCCTCTAATATTTTACTCATTTGCTTAATGTGGGACATAATCCAAGCAATATTACCAGGATTTTCACCCTCAATTCGAGCTTTATCCTTGATAGTTACCTGTTCTTGGTAACCATTTCCTTGATAAAGGCGCTGAATTATGGTAATTTTCTTAGGATTTACCCCGTATTCCAAGCAAAATAGAGCGGCATAGATGTCTAATTGCTTGAATGATGGCTTAGATACACCTGTTTTAAGGTCGTAAATACGCAATTCAAGCTGGTCTGAGTCCCATTTAATACCGTCTGCAGTACCAAAACAATGGTCAGAGTAGTATAATAGTACCTCAGATGACATGCCATCCCTAATACAATCGTTGACAAATAAATTAAGAGCCTTCTTTTTAGGCGCTAATTCCGTTTTAGACTTGATTAATTGCGATGCCATTTCATGCAAGGCTGTCCCACGAGCAACGTTTTGTTTATTCTCATAGGATTTAGCCATCTTTTCAGCATCATAACCAAGCCAAGAGTAACCTGACGGGGATAAGAATGCATGTTTCCCAGCCAAGTTCCAGTGTGGTATCCAATCCATTATGACTCCTTTAGGATTCTTTCAGAAATAAATTGAAGTCTAGCCCGAAATAATCACACATCTCGTAAATAACGTCGTGTTCATTCTCAGGATAAATGAACGATGCAAATGATTCTCGACCAAACTTCTCAATATAATGAGCTTGATTAGGACGTTTAGTGGCATCAGCAGACCTCTTAACCTCCAGTAGAGCGTATCTAGAGCCGCATAGCACGATTAAATCAGGTATCCCTTGTACCATACCAGGGTCTGTCTTAGTCGCTAATATACGCCCTCTATAGGCCTTACGGAGCCTCTTAAGAAGGCTTGCTTGATATGTAGACTCAAGTTTCGATGCCATATAACCAATCCTTTTCTAATTTCTCCATATAATCGTCATAGGGTACAAACCCTTGTTTCTTCGCCCATGCAGCTTCAGTAAACCGTTTCTTATCTTTAACAGCCTTGAGAATATCCTTGTCAACTTTGGCTAGTGACGTAAGATATATATAGTACAAGTCCTTAAACGGTGTGTTAGAACGGTCTATTCGTCCTTCCGCCTGTTCCATTTTACGATAAGAGTAATTAACAGAGTAGAATAGAGTATTGTCAGTAGTAATACAATTCCATCCCTCGGCTCCTGCTGTGTATTGTACAAGATATACCCAAGAGTCTTCTTGAGGAATGTGCTCATGTTTATTACCATTCCATTCTTTATATAGTAGATTATTACGTTCGCAGATATCCCTAAGTATCTCTAACTCATAATTGAAGTTATAGAATACAATAGTTTTATCATGCTCAGTAATATACTTCTCAGCCAATCTAATTCTGTCTGGGGAAGTGTTGACGATACGCCGAACTAACTGAGTATACTCGGCAATGTTTAAAATAGGTTCATCAGTAAACGGGTTCCATCTAGTATCAGCCAAGTCTTTCAACATGACAGCATCGTATTCAGCATAAAGGTAGTCCCTATGACGACTAGTATTCCTATCGTCTTCCATAGGTACAACAATTTGGTTACGGTATTTCTCGAGAACCGCGGTACCAATATACTTCTTAACCTTAGGGAATTTAACATAAGGATCCCAAACGACGTGACGAGATGTAAAATCCGTTTTGTTCCGATAGAACTTATTAGCTATGAATATTGTCATATAATCCATCCAGACATCGCCTGGTGTGGCAGATAACAGTATCCATTTATTATTCTTCCAACATGTGCGAATGAAGGCCTTACCCCATTTACCATAACCAACAACCCTCTGTTCGTCGAATATGAAGACTGAGTCAGTGATATGCTCATATTTATGAATATTCTGCCAAGAGTCTACTATATAATTAGTAATACCGCAGGCTTCCAGAGAGCTTTGCCAATCGGGTTTATTCTTACCTAACTCGATAAGGTCGCGCTTCATGGCGGTGGTTATAACAATAAGAGGCTTGTCTTTCGTAAAAAAAGAAGCTCCGTATTGGGAGGCGGCCCAGAATATAGACGTAAATGTCTTACCTGAGCCAACACCTCCCATTAATATAGAGCCGTTCTTTAATTTCCCGCACGCTTCAAATTGCTTGGGTTTTAGTTTGATACTACCCAGTTTATGGGGTATCATGATTAAATGAATTCAATATCCTGCTCGAACTTATCCTTAGCTGGAGCCAGAGCTGGGTCGATATCGTCAATGTAGACGTAGAGCTTATTCACATAAGCCTTGATACCAGTACGACCAGCAGCAGACCAGTTGTACGGATTGATGATTACGTTAGCAAGAGCGCCAGCTGTAACTTCGTCAAGCATAGCAAGTTGGTTAGTATCTGCATTATTAAGGATTGTTCCTTTACCTTGGTTTACCAGAACTAGCTTAATCCATGGCTGAGTATCAGGGCCATTAGACAGAGTAGCAGGTAAATAAGCAGGACGATTTGGTTTGTCTTCTGATGGGAACTTAACATTAAGTCCTTGAGCGGCAAGTTCCTCGGCAAGTGCAGGATCCAAGGCGATACCGAATTCACGTGAACCTTTAGTATTGTACTCAGACTCACGGCCAGCGAAGTTAGGGTAGATAACACGAACGTTTTCTAATGTGATTTGTGATTGATTTGCCATTTTATTTCTCCTTTTCTAGCAAATAGTGTGTTAAACGTCAAGGAG